CGCACGGCACCTCCAGAGCCGCGCCCTCCAGCGTATGGGTACCCTTCCAAAGAACCAGGTCAATCACCATCATCCTGGCTGGACCGTTTTGCATCTGTTCTGTGGCTGCAATAGCGGCATCTACGGCATCCTTCTCACTCTGGCTCACATCGCCGGTACGGTACCGCCGGATCATGTCCTTGACATATCCCCACCAGCCATATCGCGGTTTACTCATGCCCATCAGCCTCCTAATTCTCTTCCAACGGCATCCACTCCCTACAGTCTGTCCAGCACACCGCTCGGCAGCGGCCTGCGCAGTCGGTATTGCCGCAGGTACTGCATTTGCGCGGTACAGCCTCCTTTTTAGGCCGGTAGGACGGCGGCAGTTTGGTCGGCTCAACGGCAACGCAGGTTTTCCGTGCCCCCGACATCCGCAGATAGGGAATAACATACCCCGTTTCCGCCTTGATTTTTACCATGTACTTTTGCACCGTCTGCGGCATACAGCTTAATGCATCCGCAATCTGCTGAGCCGTGCAGCGGCTCCAATCGCCGTTATATAATTTCTCCAGGGATGACCCCGGTCTGTACTGATTTGCTGGCTTGTTCATAAGATCACTCCAATTCTGGATTATAATTTTTAACGCCACCGCCAATCCTCACTGTAGTCACAGCAACAGGGAATTCCTCAATCTCGCTGGCCCACAGGCAGGAACCCGGCCCGTTCAGCTGCTCCCAGATCAGAGGGAACCCTCCGATTCCATCAAAAAGGCTCGCCATAGTGGCGTCCCTCTCATAGCAGGCGCATAGCCGTTTCAGTACCCATTTCCAGGGCGGCAGGGCAATAGAATTTCCCAAAGCCCGGTATCTGGCGCTGTCGCTGCTCTCTTTGTGGAGCTTCCTGGCACTGTCTGTCCACGGCCCTATGTCTGTCCACCCATCTGGATAACCCTGGAGGCGTTCACATTCCAACGGAGTAAGGCGTCGCACTTGTCCGCTCACCACAAGGTGTTCCGTATAATATTTACGCGAAGTGAGCGTTCCCACGCCCTCCCGGTACTCCACAAAATTATGCTGCCGCATAACGATTGCTGTGTAGTCCGTGACCCGGCTCTGGTGGTCCCCAGTCAACGTACAGACGGTTTTCCCGTCTCCGTTTCCTCTGGCGTCGAACACAAGCGGCGCATTTCTCCCGCTGGCGTTGGAATTTGTGCTAAGAGTACCCGCTACCGACCCCATCCGAATCTCTCCCAACTGATTTTGGTGTATGTATGCCGCCGAAAATGCGGGCGCTGTTTCCTCCTGATTCCCTACGCTTCCTGCTCCAGATTTCTGCTCGCAATCTGCGCACATAATGCCTTTTCCAGCTCCGGCGGCAGTTTCTTCCCCCGCCGTTCCGCCCTGCGCAGTATCCCCATACACGCCTTGGCGGACAAAGAGTATTTCTGGTGCGGCGTGTCCTCCAAAATCTGCGACAAGCGCGATTCTACGGCGACGCTGGGGCACTCCCCAAAACTGTGCGTCGAGTATGCGCCAAGCGATGCTCCATCCGTCTCCCAGAATGCACCCGCTTGTCCGCCACTTTCCACCCGGAGGTCCAGGAATAGCGGCATCCGGGGCCGCGACCCTCGCTGTCTCTTCCAGGACAATCCTGAAATCTTCCCCTTGGTTGGATGAGAGTGCTCCGACCACATTTTCCCAAAGCATGAATCTGGGGCGAATAGACTGACCTGCTCTCCCACGCCGTTTCTCTGCATCCCGAACCTCCTTTATCACTCGAATCTGTTCCATGAAAAGACCGCTACGCTCCCCGTCTAGTCCAGCTCGTTTCCCGGCAATGCTCAGGTCCTGGCAGGGGCTCCCGCCGATGATCACGTCCACAAGGGCTAATTCGGCCCCCATCATTTTGGTGATGTCACCGAGATGTTTCATCCGTTCCACCCGTCCAAAGCATCCCAGTTGGATACTCTCGAATCAGCTCAGAGCCCCAGACAGCTTTCATACTGTCCTTCATAAAGACCGGCACCACGGATGCCATAGCATCTTCGACCAGCGACTCCACCCACTCCTTCTTCGGCTGGTGCGTTTTGCTGCCCGGCCCTGTCATGGCACCCATGATGACCCAGCCCACCTTCTTGACTGGGCAGTCTCCCTCCCACGGGAACGCTTCCATCATCGGCTCAATGCTAACAAATGTGTTGTGGTGATCACTCCACCAGAACGGCGTGTCCGGGGTTGGCGTAGACGAGCCATACCAGAAGTTGTCCTTATCCGGCAGTTTCCTGGCTTCTGCCAACCTCATGTACCGGCGCGGATTTTTGGTAAGGAACAGGTATCGGTGTTGCGGGGACAGCAGGCAGGCGTTCATTACCTCCTCAATCCACTCATCCGGCACCCACTCACCAAACAGATCCGCCATAGAGCAAACAAAGATGTTCTGGGGCTTCTTATTCCGCGCCGGTTCATTCATCCGGTAGCGGTGCAGGGTGGGATAGAAATCGGCGGGAAAGGGCTCGATTTTCCCGGCCTCATTCCGCACCGGTTCGTCCAGTTCCCAGAACCGCTCTGGTTCGTCTGGCACAAACGACAGCCCTTCGTCCTCTGGCTGAGGGCCTTTGTTCAATGTCCCGAAGCGTTCCGCAATTCGTCTGGCATAGCAGTATTCACAGGTGTGCAGACAGCCTGTGACGGGGTTCCAGGTACTGTCACACCATTCGATTTTTGTCTTTTGCATAGCTCACCTCTGTCTCCCTCTGCGTCCTCTCAGTTCCCTAACTATGGCACTCAGCTGTTCGGCGATATAGGACACATCATCTTTGGTATTCTCCTCACCCAAACTGATCCGAATCGCTTCATACGCTTTCGGGGGTGTCTGGCCGAGCGCCGTCATGACATGGCTGGGTTCCAGACTGCCCGACGCACAGGCAGAACCAGCAGACACACAGATCCCTGCCTGGTCCAGCATAAGCACCAGGGATTCCCCTTCCACACCGTCAAAGGAACAGTTGATGTTCCCGGCCACACGCCGCTCCAGATCCCCATTGATCCTGGCCTCGGGTATGGTCATGATCTCCCCCACGAGCCAATCCCGGAGTTCTCGGATATGCACCGTTTCCTCCTGCATCCGGCTCTGGGCTATTTTCAGCGCCTCGCACATCCCAACGATTCCCGCCACATTTTCAGTCCCTGACCGGCGTCCGTTCTCCTGTCCGCCCCCGAAGAGCAGCGGCAGGGGCACACACCCTGTGCGGCAGTAAAGCGCTCCCACACCCTGGGGGCCTCCAAATTTGTGGGCCGACAGAGAGAGCATATCCACCCCCAGATTCTGGACGTCGATAGGAATGTGCCCCACGGCCTGCACCGCGTCGGTATGCACTGCCCAGGAACCGTGCCGCCTGACCTCCCTTGTGATTTCTTCGATGGGTTGAATCGTGCCGATCTCGTTATTTACCGTCATGATGGTAACGAAACTCGACCTGTCTGGAAGGGATTTTACAACCTTCTCCGGGTCCAGTACCCCATCTGATTCCGGCTTCACTTGAACGAATTCCTCCCCGCACATCACAGGGAGCGTAATAGAGTGATGCTCAAAGGCGGACAGAACAACCCGGGTCTCCTGGGCCGCAGAAATTGCCCAGTTATTGGCTTCCGTACCCCCGGAGGTGAAAAAGATCTCCTGGGGCCGGCAGTTCAGCAGTTCGGCCATCTCTTTTCTGGCGGTCTCTACCCGCTCCCTGGCCCTTTCTCCTGCGCGGTGTATGCTGGACGGATTTCCAACGTCCTCCATGGCATCCAGCATAGCCTCCTTCGCGGCAACCCTCATCGGCGCTGTGGCGGCATAGTCTGCGTATACCATCACGGTTCCTCCTTCCGGTAGTCCAGAACAATCACCGTTTTGGTCCCGGCCTTAGTAGAAGTTTTCTCCTTTTCCTTCCTCTGCCGGATGGTATAGCCCGAGCGATATAAGGCCAAGGCAACAATCTCCCGGTCAGCCTGGGACGTGAGTTTCAGGGTTGCCCAATTCTCCATGGTTCGTTTCCTCCTTCTGTTCGGGGCGTTCGATGCCGTCCATTACCCGGACCAAACGCCGTATATTTTCCGGCGTCGGATTCTTTAGACACGCTGTCTTAGCACCCTCTGTGGCCCGGATCAGCCGGACATGATAGGCAGTTACACGGTTCTCAAACTCCCTTTTCTCTGCCCTGGCCCGATACTCGGCCACCAGCAGCCGTTTTTCTTGGGCTGCCTGTTCCTCGCTCAGTCTCCCTGCGTGGAAAGCATAGACGGTATTGCGCAGGGAAGTGTAGGCCATCTGTTCTTCCAGGCCAAGTCCTTCGGGCAGTGGGTGCCCATACAGGGCGGCACGTTCCCACGGGTAGGTGGTTTGCTCCATCGTCTCCGACATTTCTTCTCACCTCGCTCCCGGTTCAAGCAAGCTCAGAAAGTCTGACATAGCTCTGAGGTTTTCTTCTGCCTTTGCTTTTCGTCTTGAAATCCCCTCAAAGTGCAGAGGGACACACATCTCATTCAAGCGGTCAAACATTCTGGCACAAGTGATATTTTTAGGACTGCGTAAATCTCTGAGTGTCAGATTTGTGGTAACGATGAGCGGATGCCCCGATTTGTATCGCTCATCCAAGACAAACTGCACGATTTCCAGTGCGTAATCGGATTGCCGCTCCACGCCGAAATCATCAAGGATCACCAAGCTGAACTGCTGCATCTGTTTGATGACGGCGCTTTTGTCATATCCCGCTGTGTTCAAAATTCTCGGGAAACTTGTCATCAGGACTGGGACATTCCGGTCAATTAAGGCATTGGCGATACAGGACGCCGCAAAGGTTTTCCCTGTCCCCACATCCCCCCAAAGGAGAAGTCCTTTTCCCGCTTTCCCGATCTCGTCCCAGCGTTCGGCATAGCGTCTGCACTTGGCAAGGACGGAGGTTTCTTCCGCATCTTCAAAGCGATGCTTTCTCATGGCCGGGTCCTGAATCCCCTCCACACGGAGCTGCTGCACCCGCATCCGGCGGTCGCGCTCCTGTGCCTCCTTCCTGTCCGCCTCGAACCGGGCATTCTCACAGCGGCACATACAGCGAACGACGGTTTCCTTGCCCATCAGCTTCAAACGATGCTGTTTTGGCCTGCCGCAAACGCTGCAGTGCAGGAGCCCACCGCGCACAACGTCTCCTGGGCTTGCTGGGATCGCATTGGCTCTTGCTACAACGCCGCTCGTCACACTCCCTACGGCGTCATTCATGGTTTTCACAGGCTATATTCCTCCCATCCATCACCAGGGTCATACTGGTATCCATCTTGCTGGTCTACAGGCGCTCCTTTCCCCCGTTTGTATTCTCGTTTTCGATCAATCGCTTCCCAATCGGACAGACACTTCACCCCTTGAGCCTCCAAACTGCGAAGGATTCCCCGTATGTAGTTCCAGTTTGCCTTATCCGCCCCCGCATCTATTGCCCGGTCGATGGCCTGGAGGCACACAGCTCCTCCCAGGACTTTGACGTAGCTCCCAAGCTCCGCCATGCTCGATGGGGAGGGAGTCGGGTTTATCCTGTCCATGTAGGCAGACATGACCTGCCCCAGGCTCTCCTCGCGTGCGCGTGCGCTATTGGCGGCGGTGGCAGGGGGAAGGGGGGACATAGGGGGGTTAGGGGAGGAGGAATCGGGGATAGTGGGGTTTGGGGGGGAAGGGACAAGGGAGGAGGGGGAAGGGGGGAGAAGGGGGGAAGGGTTGCTTTCATTTGCTTCCGTTTGCTTATCAAAAAAAGCATTTGCTTTTTTTGCTTGCATTTGCTCTGTTTTGCTTTCGCTTGTTTCCGCTTGCTTCTGAATGCTGTCCCCTGCTTTTTCCTCGATCCCTTGTGCCGCAGCACGTTTCACTTTTCTGCGGCCTTTCTGTTTCCCAGCTTCACTTCTCTTCTTTGAGATCTCTTCATCGTGCGCTTTCTCTTCACTGATCTTATCCGCAATGAAATCAAATGCTACCGCTTCCCGGCCATCAAGCACCGGTGTCTCTCCACTTTCGCTGTAGAGCAGGAGAGCGCGAAACAGCCGTCCCATCTCTTCGTCAGTGAGCTTTTCGCATTGATTCAGATATTTGTGATAACAGCGAAAATAGTCTTTCCCCATGCGCTGGTCTCCTTAAAACGGAAGCTCATCGTCCCCAATGTCGATGTCTGGGAGCTCACCTGCGGGAGGCACCGTAAAAGAGGATGCCTTGGTCTGGCCCGCACCCTCCCGCTTCGGCCCACAGAAATCCACCTGCTTAATGTACAGCTGGATATCCTCATGCTTCCCGCCTTCGGAATCCTCCCACTTGTTGGAGAGGAGTTTCCCGGAAACGATGATTTCCTGGCCTCTCACGAAATAATTGCAGATCATCTCCGCTGTTTTCCCCCAGGCGATGCACCGGACAAATAACCGATTCTCCTGATCCCCTCTTTTCTCGTTCCATCCGATGGTAATGGTGGTGTACGCCTTCCCGTTCTCTGTTTCCCTTAGCTCAGGGTCTCGGACCAAGCGCCCCTGCAAGATTAAATGATTGACCACGCTCTCCCTCCTATCGCTAGACCTGGGGGACGTACTCTTCCGCCTCATCGGCTTCCGCCCCCTCGCTGTACGTCTCCCCGTCCTGGTCCCCCGGCACCCGGAAAGCAGTTTGATAGAGAAGCGACGGGGCAAAGATGACATCACAATTCAGCTCTTCCGTCACCCGTTCCTTGTTGTCGTTTCCGATCCAAGTGCGACGGGTCCACACACCGGCACACAGCACCTTGTCCCCTTTTTCCAGTGAGGCGGCAAACTGCGCCGTCTCGGTGTTCCCAAAGGCGGCGCAGTTCATGAACTGACCCTTGTCGTAGGCCACGCCGAACTTGACTTTTGGGGTTTTCCTCTCTCCAATCTGTGTCACCTCGGCATCCCGGGAGACGGTTCCCCAGACGACGGTATCAAAACCGCCGCTGGGGTCGTCCTTCTTTTTTGTGGCGATTCGTCCCATGGGGATCAGCCCTCCGCTGCGTCGAAGAAGGACGCGATGGGATCTCCCTCTGAGACCTTCTCCTGCGTCTCCTGGGCATTCTTCCCGCCCTCCTCATGGTTGGTGCCGCCTGATTCCTCCGGGGCATCCAGAGCCGCGTCAGGGGCATCCTGTACGACTTCCTGGGTCTGGATGATGTTGTCAAAGATAGGCTCCTCGGCCTCTTCCCCCCGGCTTTCCTCCCGGAGGATCGACCGCACCTCATTGGACAGCGGTGCGTAGCCGGAGTTCAGCAGCTGGCGCAGGACCGTCTTTTTGCACATCTTCGCCTGCCCCTCGCCCTCGTCATACCACGGGGTCCCGCTCAGGAGCTTCTTGGTTTCCTCCGGGGTTGTCTCCCCCGCCTTGAGCCTGCGGAACTTCTCCAGGGAGAAGGCCGGAGAGTAGCGGTCGGCGTGCTTGAGGAGCTTGTCCAGGGACCAATACTCGCTCCTGAAAGTGCCGTCCTTCAGCTCAAAGTAGGCATAGTAGCCAATGATAGGCTGGGCCTCCCGGGTTTCGTCATCCTCATAGAGAGCCAAGTTGATACGCCAGCGGCCTGTGCGCGGGTCCCGCCCGTTCAACTCCCCAGCCCGAATGTCCCGGGCGTCGATATCAGCATAGAAGCCCGTAGACATGGCAAGCTGGATGAAGCCCTTATAGGACAGCGCATACTGGGCCACATCGCCGTAAGGAATCACATAGTAGCCCTGCCCGTAGATCAGGCCCATCCCCTCACCGCGCAGCGCAGCGGCCACAATGGTGGACGCCTCACATTCCTGGAGCTTGGGTGTCTGCGCCACCGCAGAAATCAGCGTCGAGGTCAGACGCGCGACAGCTCTGCTGTCGCCCAGGGAATCCATCATCATCTTCTTCAGGGATGCCGAATTGATGGCTGTGCTGAAATTGATTTTCTTCTTCGCCTCCAAAGTCGGGGCAAGTGTGTTTTTCGCTTTCAAAGTAAAATCCTCCTTAAAACTCAAAGAAATCCGATAAGTACAGTTGACCCTCTGGGGCGTTCCTCTTGCCGCCTCCCAGGCAGTTGTAGCATTCCGGCGCGGGACAGTCGAGGCAGCGGTTGATCATCGGCTGTGCATCCCCCGACCGCAGCACAGATACAGCGGGCTCGGCCTCCAACGAGTTCCACGGCCGGCAGGCAGGTACAAACGCATAGTCATGGTCATGCACAACGCTCACCTCTCAGGCTACAAGGTCCGCCGCCCCGCCCTGCGCCTCTTGGCCTCGCAGACATGGCAGTAATAATGCTTTCCTCCCCGGTCTATGGCAGAGGTATTCCACTTCTGCCCGCAGTCCCGGCAGTGTCGATATACGGGTGCGGCGGGTTCTATGCGCTGATACCCGGGCGGGGGCGGGCCTGGACAGAAGGTCATAGCAGGAGCTTGCCCACGTAGCAAATCAGTCCCAGGCACAGCGCCGCCGCCGCGAAGGCCAGTCTGAATCGGATGGGGCTGGAGATTGTGTCCCTCTGCACGTCCTCCTGGGGCTCGTCCATCCAGGGAGAGGAGAGATAGATCAGGGTATCAGGGTACTTCCGCCCCTCACGCATCCGTCGCTCCGCCTGCCATACGGGGACGGCCCGGACATAGAGGTCAGGGTCCAGGGCTTGCTTGATATCGTACACTGTTTTCATTCCGTTCCCTCCGGCAGAAAATGCTTCATGCTTTGCGCCATCCTCTGATAGGTTTCATTGTTCATCAGCATGGATACAACGTTGTCTGTAAGGACTTCTCGTGTAGCGTTGTTGAAATACGCATTTATACCCGCATTGATCTCGTCCTTCATCTTTCGGGCAAAGGTATCAATAGCACCTCGGCTCATTTCATGGGCCATGTTCTTCATCTTAGACTGAGTTTTATTATCGCTCAGTTCATTTTCCACCAGCTCGGCTAGATAGTCTTTCCGGCTCATGGTCCTCGGTTTTTCCATCCAGCCTCCGCCGATCTCGATATCACCTGCCATAAAGTCCGCCACCTGGGCGTCCACGGCTTTGGCTACCGCTTCTTTGGTAAGAGTTTTTATCTCCTCCTTATAAACCTCGGTAATAATGTTCCTGATTTCCCTCTCCACAATATCCCGTGTAAGATTCTTGACGGTGTTCTTGAGTGTCTCCTGGATATACTTCGTAAAGAAAGTGACGTCAATTTCAAATTTGACCCCATCTTCCATTTTCCTCTCATAAACCGAGCTCTCATCGTTATAGGGGCAATCTACCCCATCCTCTTCATAGGAGCACAAAGGCTCTCCATCACAGGTATAGCCTTCAAAATAATCGCACTCCGTGCAACTTTTACTCATAATGAATCCTCCTTTGCCGCTCGGATGGTGATTTCCGTTCGGGGATTCTCTTTGTCATAAAGGACACGACTCCCGTCATGGGAAATCACGATGCGGCTGTTATCGTCGGCCAGAATACCGGCCTCCACCAGCAGATCATCCACCGCCGCTTCCAGATTCAGGCCATCCACCACACGGCGGGAAGCCATGTAGAAGAGGCACTTGATATGCACCGGCGCCTCAATAGGCCGTTCAGGAACCGGGATCAGCTGGGGCAGGGCCAGGGTCTCATAGTCCCTGTGCGCCCTCCCCTGCCGGACCCACTGCCGTTCCGGCTTCCCGCAGACAGGGCAGCGTCTCCCTCTCCCGGCGATCTCCTGGTGGTTCTTCTTGGTCCGGGGCTCTCCCCGGATGGTGTACTGGAGGGGGAAGGAAGGAGCCTTCGGAAGTGTTCCGGACTCTGCCGGGGACTGCTCTGGAGGCTTGTCCTTAGCCCTGCGGCGGCGGTTCTCTTCCAGGACCTTTCGGGCGATCTGCTCCTGGGCCCAGGGTGGGAGGTCTTTGAGGCTCATAGCCAAAGGGCATCCCCCTCCCACTTATGCCTGCTTCGGCACTCTTCCGTAGCGGATTCCCCGCTCGTGGAAAAAGTGCTGCAGGTCAACCAGCTCCTTTTTTGTGAGGTAAGCCCGGAAATCCACAACATAAAGCTGTTGGCCCTCTGCTTCCTTCTCTTCGGCAGGAGCGGCTTCCGGTTTCTTTGGGGGGAGAGGGCCGGCCTTTACCCCCCGGGACGCTTTCTGAGACGCTTGTTTCTGCGCAGCGGCTTCTCTCCGCTTCTGCGCATCTTCCTCCAGCTTTTTCAGCTGTTCCATGCGGTTCATCACGGACCCAAGATCGCCGCACTCCTTGTAGTAGGCCAGCATAGCGGGCTCCTGGGGATGCTTCATGGCAAGAATCCCTGCCACGTCCGACCGGCATTTCTCCACCGCCTGCTCGATCTCCTGCTTCGCCGTGTCCACAGCGTATGTAGCATTTCGCCAGCGGGGGTTATAGAGTTTCCCCCAAGGGAGGTATGGCTTCATGTCACCAATTACAGCGTCATAGTGCCGCAGCAGGCCCGACACCTTTTCCTCCGCTCTTTTTTCTTCAAAGCGCTTGACCTGACTGTCCAAGTTGACGATGCCTTTTTCGCAAATAGCGGTGAGCTCTTTCACCTTCCCCTCAAATCGCTTCAGGGGTTGCTCGTAGAGCTTTTTGACCAACTTTCGCGAATCTTCAATCGCTTCCCGGGTCTTGCGGATGGAGGCCAGGTCTTTCCTGGCCTCTTTGATGCCGTCCTCGGTGACCACCAGGGAGGTATAGGGGGCCATCATTTCCTCCAGGCCCTCCTTGCAGACGGCAAAATTGGCCTCGATCTCAAGGTCTTGCATTGCCTTCAGGTCGGTGCTGACCGCGAAATTCACCTCACGCATCCTTCTTATCCTCCGTGAAGCAGCGGAACAGGTCCTCTGCCAATAAGAGAGCAGCAGCTTTGGGATTCTCCTTCAAGGTCATCTTGACGAGAGCAAGAAGTCTTGAGGCCATCGAAGCCACATGACCCGACGTTCCATGGATGATGGCCAGAGATTTCCCGCCATCTTTCCCGTTATGGGTGGCACCCATGATGGATTCACACTTCTCATCCAGAAGCACCTTAGCTTCACTCTCGTCGATGATGGTAACTTTCAACATGATTGATTTTCCTTTCTCATAGGGAAAGCACAACCGACGGAAGTGTCCCGTCCTCAACGTGCTTCCAAAATTCAGTTTCTTTCTCTGCCAGGTAGTCCATATCTTCCTGGCACTCTTCCCGCTTAAAGGCATAGGTTCGCAGGCTGATCCCGCCGTGCAAATCGAAGAGAGCTGCAAAAAGGACCGCAAAACTGTACCCCGTCGCCAGAAGCTGGTGGAGAATCTGGATGTAGTAGTGATCCGGCACGGCATCCCGCCACCTATCCCAGGACAACGCATTGGACATCGTCGCCGTTTTGATTTCCAGCACACCCCGCCGGTGGTCCTTGGTCAGTAGTTCCCCGTCCAAGGTGGCGTAGAGGTAGGGCTTGTCCGCTTGGTAGAGCATATCGAACTGGTGATACTCCAGCGTCAGTTCCGGGTACAGGGCCTGAAACATGGTCCGCAGGGCCGGTTCCATCCGGTTCCCCCGCTCCACTACGGTCTTCCCAGAGAGGTCACGGGGCTTGTCCAGCCCCGTTTTCAACCGCCACAGTTTTGTCGCGGTGGTGAAGGGAGATTCCCCCAGGACAGCTGCCGCCTCTGAGGCGCCAATGCCATTCTGTCTGCCCTCCAGCCAGGAGGCCCGATCAGGAAAAGTAAGCCGTTTGGGTTCCCGCATAGAGTTCTCCTTGATTTCCTCATCAGTTATGTTATAATGACCACAGGACCTAATCTGTTCTTTGTTTTGTCCTTCTCTGCCCCTCAGAGGCGCTAACTCTGGGGGGCATTCCTTCGCCCTCAAAGCGCTATCACCACACTGCCATTTTCAATCTCATCCTTCAGCTTCCATCCCAGATAACTTTTGATCGTCTCCCGGGCACGGAGCTTCCACATCCCGCCGTCGGCCTCGATGAAGCTGATGCCCCGCTCATTGATGCGGATCAGGAAAATGCTCTCCGGCTGCTCCACCTCCTGAAAAGTACGGTAGGGCCGCAGGGCGATAATAGGCTTGATGGTCTCATTGGCCTGAAGGTCAATTCCCTTCTTGGTCACAATAGTAGTTGCAACGCCGTTGTCATTGAAGGTGATCTTCGCCCCTGTAGAAATCTCGCTGAGGAGCTTTTGGATATAGGGCATATCCGCCGTCTCCTGGAAGCGAGTGCGAAGGGCGATCTGCATTTCCTCAAAAGGCAGTTCTACCCGCTCGTCCCAACCGGGAACGTCAGTAGCGTGGGCCTCATAGTAAACCGGCCGTACTGCCCTCTGATCGTAGTCAGGATGGCCGAAGCAGCGGACCGTCAGGTGGTCGGGAATCGTGATGTACAGGGCCTTCCCATCCTCTTCCGCCCGATGGGAAAATTCGGTCTTGACCAGCTGTACCAAAGCGTCCAAGCTGTTCAGGGGCAAGGTATCAGGGATGATGGCTTTGGGGAAAACCTCACTGATCTTCCCGTTCTGGGTCACCAGATAAGTCACACCTCCAACCTCAACGGTCTGAGGCTGTGCCGTCTCTTGGATGCGGTCATACACTTCTTTCAGCATTCGTTTTTTCCTCCTTAGTTAATGACTTTCAACAGCGGCGGCCGCTGCTGCTCTGCGCCTTCGATGTCCATCTGACCTGGCAACTGGGCTACCATCTCTACCACATTCTGCTCGTCCGCGACATAAAGGGACGTTACAACAGGGTTGGTCGCAGCCAGCACGGGCTTGACCACGGTTCCTACCGTGATATGCTCCCGCTCATCATCAGGCGTAAAGGTCAGTGTCACCATCAGCTTCCGCTTCGCTGTGGCGCTGGTGTTCGGGTCCAAGATGTTGTCCAGAACCCTAGACATTTCGTAGTCTACACGCTCCATGATGGCCCCCTGGGCCATTTGCAGGATGGACTTTCTGTCCTCTTGTGTCATGGGATACCTCCCTTCTTCCGTTTTTAGGGGGAGTGGGATTCCCCTCCAGCACCGAACAAGCGATTTCCTGTCCGTCGGGCATGGCCTCCATCCTTCGCAGGAGCTATAACACGGGTGCGCTCATCTTGTCAGGGGTTTCCCACGACGCCCCTGCGGGGCGTTTCGGCAAGTAACCGGCTTGCCATCATCAGGTGGGATTTCAGCAGACCTTTGTGTATTGGGCATCCTCTTTGGGTTTTTCCTCTTCCTCGCCAACCCGGACCACTCTCAAATCACCCTCCAGGCCAAGACTTTCAAGTCTTTTCTGATAGAGAAACAGCGTTGCTCTCGCAAATACATCCATCTTTTCATCCATTGCTATCCCCTCCTTTTGGTTTGATTCAAGATATGTTCCTGGGCTTGTCCAAGTTGACTGCTGGACTATCACCCCTTCTCCCTTCCCCCCACCTTGTGGTAGACTTAAAGAATTAGATAGAAAGGTTGTGTGACTATGTACGATCCCATCACCGGCAAGATATACCCCTCTATCGCCCCGGATTCCACTCCCGCTGACCGTCTGGCCCAATCCATGAACCAAAACCTCAAGCCGTTGGAATATCTAAAGCGTCTGGATGAATTGGAGCAGATGACCAAAGCGGCGGCGGAAGCGGTGAAGATAGCCCAAGATCAAGCCGAGCTGGCTCATCAGCAGGCGGAAGCGTCTGCGAAAAGAGCGCATCAGTCATTCGTGATTTCTATCATTTCGCTCTGCATCGGTGGCCTCGGGCTTCTTCTTTCGCTTCTTCCCTATCTTCCATTTTAGTTCTGGGAAGCCTTCAATAAGCCAAACGATATTGACCAAAGATACAACGATAGCAATGAAGGATGTTAGTCCAGCCAGCAAAGCAATCAAATCTCTAAGGTCCACGAAATCACCTCCTTCTTCTCCATACCGCCCCCGTCAGGGGCGGTTTTCTCTCTCCCCTTCACGCGCTGTCTGTTTCGCATTGCTATTGCCCGTCCTCCATGGTAGAATTGGAGCAACAGGAGGCGAATAGTCATGTTAGCGATAGACAGAGAATCTCTTGATATACTTTCCGATCTCAACAACGCCTGGGCTGAAAACCACAGTGGCGTTCCACATGAAGAACTAGATTTTTCCGATGATACGTTTCTTTTTCTGCTTCATAACGAACTTATCAAAGCTCCTGAAACAACTGTGATTGAAATCGAAGGTGATCCCCTCATCGTCTACGAAGGGATGATATACATCACGCCTCAAGGGCGCGGTGTTTTGGAAGCTAAAGAAGATGCAGCGTCAGAAGCCGGCGAGATACGCCGCCACAATGCCAAGCAAGAAAAACAAGCACGCTTTTACAATCAAACCGCCGTAGTTTCTGTGATCGTTTCGATTCTCAGTTTTGCTTTTGGTGTCATTGTTGAATACCGTTCTGGAATTATGGAGCGTATTATCGACCTTATTGGTTAAGGGTTTAGGATCATGCATCGTCTCACCTCCCCCCCATTCCTCCCGTGGGGAGGATTTTTATGCGCTATCCTGCATCTCTGCCTATTGCCCCTTCCCACACCCTGTGGTAGAATTTAGGCGGAGAAAGGAGGTGAGCTACGTGGACTTCAAAATTAGTATCGAGTGTAAAAAATGCCTGTGCTCATTTGAATTGCGCCCTCAAGACTTCAAGGATCGTCCGTCTATGGAATGCCCGAATTGTGGTCAAGCATTTCCAAGCGAACCTTACCAAAGGATAAAAACAGGTGTTTGTGCTTTGGGTGCTGTTGAAGAATGTATCTGTGAGGATAGCAACAATCCATTTTCTTACCTATTCAATGTCCAGGTAAAAAGTTTCAAGAACTCATATAACTTTTGATAGGAAAGAGAGTTAAATCTTTGCTTTTCGAAGTCGGCTTTTCGCTACGGCTAGCAATAATTCTGCTTGCTGAAACGAAAGGCCGTTCTTTGTTAGCAGTTTGCAAATTTCACTGGGTATATCACGCATCTTATCGGGCGGAATGCTCGCTAATACATCTTCTGGCTTGTCGTTGTCCATCATGGAAATAATTTCATCCAATGTCATATCCCCCCTCACCTCCTTTTTTCTCCTCCCCTCTAAGAGGCAGGTAATTTCTTTTGCGAGTATAATAGCTTCCATCCTCTCACCCCCCTTCACGCGCTGTCCTGCGTTTCGCTCTTGAATAAGTATTCAAGACGCATACCAGGGAAGAAGGTATCCCTGATTTTGAACGCCTCTCCAACGGAGAACTCCGTCTTTCCGTTGATCTTGTTTTGGACAGTTTTATCGGTGCAACAAAGCAAAGTTTGCAGGTCCACATACCGCACACCAAACCGAGTCATTTCCGCAGCAAGGTTATTCATCGTACTTATCCTCCCTTTGTTTCCGCTATTGCGTTAATTTAGCTAAATAGTACACGAAATTTCGGAAAATGTCAAGGGGAAATACGAATTTATTTTCGCAAATGCGTAAAATATTCTTGACATTATGGAGCTGTCACGATAGAATCAGGGTGAAAGGAGGATTCCCCTATGAACGTTGAAAACCAGTTAAAAGAAGAAATCCTCTCCCGGTACAAAAGTGTTCGGGCTTTTACGCAGATGAATGATCTTCCTTATTCCACGGTTGATTCCATTTTCAAGCGCGGCCTTTCAAACGCTGGCGTTGCTACAATTATCAAAATTTTCAACGCTCTCGACTTGGATATCGAAAGCATTCAGGAAGGATGTCTCATTCACAAAAAGCAGGAGATAGTGACCAGCCTATCGGAAAAAGCACAGAAGATAGCAGCAGATTACGATTCACTGGATGCCCACGGCCAGCGTATGGTCCGCCTGGTAACTGACGAAGAGAAGAACCGCATGGAGGCAGAAGCCGCCAGAAAGGAGCGAGATACCATGGAGGCGGGTATGCTTGCTCCGCCAGCTCCAACTCCAGAAGAAGAAGCCAAAGCTGAGGCAGAATCGTTTTATCAGGAAGTCCTTCAAGAAAAGAAAATCCAGGCAGAGTTATCAGCTTCACCAAGTACAAATGGAACCGGCGAAAAAATGGCATAAAAAAACCGCCTAGGTAGGCGGGATAAGAAGGGGCGGTGCCGATGAAAAAAGTCTTTTTATATGTCCGTGTCTCCACCGAGGAGCAGGTGATTCACGGCCTATCCATTGAGGCCCAGACTGCCGCACTCCAAGAGTGGGCAAAAGAAAACCACCACCAGGTGGTGGGGGTGTACACGGACGCTGGAGTGTCCGCCCGCAAGCCAGCCTCCAAGCGCCCAGAGCTGCAACGTCTCCTCAATGATGTCCGTGCAGGGATGGGCGAAATGATCGTGTTCACAAAGCTGGACCGTTGGTTTCGTTCCGTGAAAGATTACTACAAAGTCCAGGATATTTTGGAAGCCCACAACGTAAATTGGAAAACCATCCAGGAGGATTATGACACCTACACCGCCTCCGGCCGGCTTAAAATCAATATCATGTTGAGCGTGGCGCAAGACGAAGCCGACCGCACCAGTGAACGGATCAAAGCCGTCAACGAGAGGAAGCGGCAGAAGCTGGAACCCCTCACCGGGACCTGTCCCCCTGGGTATAAGATCGAGGGAAAACGCTATATTAAAGACCCAGCAACAAAGGATGCGATCGAGATATTTTTCAGAAAATACCTAGCCTGTGGTTCCCTGTACCAAGCGTCCAGACTCACAGAGGAGCAGTACGGGCTTCACCTAAGCTATCAAAAGGCCAACAAAATCCTGAACAACACTGCTTACTATGGCCGTTACTTCGACGTTGACGGCATGACCCCTCCCTATATCACCAAGGAGGAATTTGATAAAATACAAGGAATGAGGCGGCGCGTCGTGAGAAAAACAAAGCACAATCGAGTATATCTCTTCTCTGGCCTGGTCATCTGCGGAGAATGCGGGCAGCGGATGGGCGGGCGTGTCAACACAAACCAAGAATCCTTTTTTTATAACTGCACGTCGCACTACATGGCCCGCAGCGGATGCCAAAACACGACGAATCTCTTAGAACGGAAAGTTGAAACCTTCCTCATGGAAACCATCAACGAAAAGATGTCAGAATGGAAGGTCGCAGTGGATCGCCTATACGAGCAGAAAAAGCAGCGTGATTACAAGGGCGAGATTGCCGCCCTCACCTCCAAGGTCGGAAAACTAAAGGACCTATATCTTAACGATCTTATCAGCCTGGAAGAGTATAAAAAAGACCAGGCAACCTATACGGGGAAGATTGATGCCCTCCGCATGGAATCAGCCTCCCAGGAGCGGCCCAACTTTGACAAGGCAGAAAGGCTGCTGTCCGAGGGCTGGGAAACAACCTACCGCAGTATGTCCCGGGAAGGAAAGCAGGAATTTTGGAGGATTCTCATCAAAGAAATCATCATCTACCCAGATCGGCACATGGAGTATACCTTGAATAGCTAATTTTTTTACCATTGATACTTCACAATATATCTCCCTCTGTAGAAGGAGAACTATTATGAAGACAACGGAACTGCCGAGGGATTTATACCCCCGACAGCCCCATCTCTCTCAGAGAAAGTCGTTCTCCTCCAAGCACTTGCGATAAATCTGCTCCACCCTCTCGATGGCCAGCACCGCTTTATCATTGGGGAAATCCGGGTGCTCATCACAGTATCGCTTGTACTCTGTGATATCGTCCAGCACCTCATTGAAGTGCTCCTGGCTATGCCTTCTGCCCTCCAGGGTCTCATCACAAAAGCGCAGAATTTTTTCTCTGGCTTCTCTTGCCTCCCGCCGCTCATCGGCCTGGACGTGCTTATCCAAAGCCTCCGAAAGGTCGTTGACCTTACTAATGACCTCCCCGTTGACTGCGTGTCCGATCTTCTTGAACACGAAAGACCACGGATTGATACGAATGGGGACGAGTTCGATTAGACCAGACCCGAGCAACAGGAAAGCCGCAGCGTCCCCAAGGTAATTCCCGATCCATTCCAACATGATTCAGATCAGCCATTTCCTGCCCAGCACCGCCGCCAGCTCATCCCGGCGGACGTACCGCTCCGGGGCAGTGCCGTCCATGACACCAGCATCGGCGGCCCGCTGCCAGTGGCCCTCTTTCCGGCTCCACGCCGGTTCCGGCAGTGTCTTGGCGTGCAGCTCCGCCTTCTGGGCCAGTTTGTACGCCTGCTCCGGCGTCATTTCCTCAATCATCTGGTCGATGGTCATATCCAGTTCATCCTCCTTGTTGATCATCTGTCCTGCCAGCCGGTCGTTCACTTTTTCTGCGATATCCCCATACCGCCCGAACAGGTAGTTCCCGGGGCAGGACTTCCCCTTGTCCGTGGTATAGCGGTGCGGGACCATGTTGCACACATCCCACCGCCCTGTGTAGGCCGGACAGTTCTCCTTGCCCTCCACCCAGAGCAGCTTCTTGATGCCGTTGCGGCGGCAGATATCCGTACACAGATCAATCAGCGCCGCATAGGCTTCATCGGTACAGGCGTAGGGCTCCTTGTATGCCTGGATGCTGGAAACCTCGATGGTCACCACGCTGTGGTCTACGGCGTGACTGCAGCACCAGGCGCGGTCCTCCTCCCGCACGTACTGCCCGATCCTGCCGTCCGGCCCAATGCCATAGTGGGAGGAAGCCCTGGTAGTCTGGAATACCTGTCCGCAGCCCTCCACGCTCCCGGGGCCTGCCATAGTGTGGATGGAGATCCCCTTGATCTGCTTGTTCCTCGGCTTCGTACAGTAGGGAGACAGCTTTGTATAGTTCACCAGGGGGCTGTTACTCACCGTCATCCCCTCCGCTCTGTGTGCTGTCCCAGATAGACGTGGTTTTGCTCACGGTAACACCCGTCCCCTGAACCTGCTTCACATAGTCGGGTTCTCCCGGAACCACAGAGGAAGCGTCTGTCAGGCCCTCTGCCAGTAAGTACCCAAGCACCGCAGCCCCCTGAAGGATGCAACCACTCACCGTCTGCGCCATGCTTTCGCCGCCGCCGAAGGCCATGATAAGACCCGAAATGAACGCGGCCAGCGCCATCCACAGCTTCCTGCTGGTCAATTTCCTTGCCCAGTCGATTCTCATATTTAACACCTCTTTCCTTAGCGGAACAGATCCGCCAGCGTCTTGTCCTTGGACTTCATGTACTTCCGGCATTCCATCTGCCAGTCGGCCCAGTCATCCCCATAGTCGGTTAGTTTGGCCTCGTGGATGAACTTACGCGTGGCAACATCCACATCCACATTGTCCCGCTTGCAGATAGCCTGGATGGCCTTGCGGTTCTGCCAAAATACGTTCTTTTCCATGATGATATCCTCCTTTGAATTTTCAAGGTTTCCCTCAGCGGAAAACCACTTTTACAACCTTGTCACTCACCCGGTCAATGACCCGGTACGTGAGGCCAGGGACATATCCTTCCGCCGCCGTGGCAACGCCGCCCTCTGCCACCTGACAGAAGCCGTTTACCTGACAGGTCCCGTCATCCCGGACCGCCAGCACCCCCAGCATACCTACTGTGTCCCACTCCTGCCGGTCCCTTCGCTCAACGTAGGGCTGAGACGGATCATATGCAGGGTTCGCTTTCAGCCGCCAGGAAGGCGTCTCATAGTCCACCACCCGGGAGGTGATGCGGTAATACTGTCCGTTCTCCTCCCGCACATCCGGGGCAGTGATGAGGGCAAGGCGTTCCTCATCGGACAGGCCCTCGGGGATATCCAGGGGTTCCCTATCCTCCTCCAGGTACTCCTTCACAAAACGATCAAACTCGTCGTGGACCCAGCGGCCAAGCCAGTCCTCATCACCGTTGCCGACGATGCAGGGGTTGCCGGAGACGATGCCCAGCAGATAGTCCCCCGGACCGGCCAGTTTGAGCCTGTCCCCTTCCAACGTCACGAAGCGGCCCACGCGGTCCTCGGCGTTGGGGTTGCCGTCAGCCCACTCGAAGTATTCGGCATAGTCCGCGCCGCTGGTGTGGAAGCTGCCGACGCCGTAGACGGCCCCAGATCGAGTGATTCGGAAAGCATTGGAAAGGCTTTGTTCATTCATTCCATTACCAATAACCATTGCATCGCCAACAAGATTGCCACCAGTCCCACCGCCTTCCATGGGTTTATTATACATTCCCTGCGCATGAGAGCTATAGTTAGACGCTGTAGTGCCTCTCCCTTCAGCATGGGAGTAATCAGCCGATGCGATAGTTAGACTTCCCTCTGAATGGCTGGCAAAAGCTTGTGATTTTGTAACATATCCCTCAGCATGGCTGTAGGCTCCTGACGCTGAGCTTCGGTCTCCCTCTGCGTGAGAGTTTGTGCCTGATGCAGTGGTACGGTCCCCCTCTGTATGGGATGATTCTCCTGATGCGGTAGTGTAGTTTCCCTCTGCGTGGGAGTATTGGCCTTGCGCACGAGCATTCTTTCCCTCTGCATGAGAATATTTTCCTGATGCAGATACTTGATTTCCAAGTGCAGTACTATTTTCTCCGACGGTAATTCCAGGATATCTCCCCATCGAAATACTTCCAGAGAAAACAGGATTAGGAATACCCACCTGCCCAGTAAGAGCTTGAGCTATAGCCCTCAGCTCCTCCGCACTGATCGCCGGAGGCTGCCCGTCCTTCCAGTCTGGCGCTTCATAAACGCCATTAACGACTGACATCTTCCTTCACCTCCCCTAACGCTTCAAAGTCCGGTTCGCTCCGCCTCGGCTTCTTAGAAGGCGGGGTGAAGCCTTCGATTGCCGGGTTGTTCTTGCGGAACTGCCCGTACTGACACAGCCAGTAGCGGTTGTTCTCCCCTGTCACTTCAACGTCCGTTCCGTCTTTGAAGCGCAGGGTGCCGATCGGTTCTGTTTTCTTCATACGTTTTCCCCCTCTCAATCATTTATCTGTAGCAGGATTCGAAGCTCAGCCCAAAGCAAGCCATATATACCTCGTTGAGCTTTGATTAAGCTGTGCAGATGCACTTTGTGTGTTATACCATCTTAAAGATCTCACTCTGCCATCTCCGGTTGATATACTTTGTTCACGCCCATATGAATATGTAGAAGAAGATTTATACCAAAATCCTTGTTCTTGTTTGTACCCAGACACATACCATCCAGGTGCTGTCGAATAAATGGTGTTGTTATCTCCCCCGTCGTTGATTCCTATCAGACTAAGTTTGGTGCCTATTCCACTTGTATAACTGGAATTACACATCCCAAACAGCCAAACAAATTTAGGATACATGGTGAAAGTAAGCGTGTTATGGTTACCACTTCCATAAAGCCCTGTCCCGACATAGGAACCAACCTGCATCATCAGGCCATCAACATTTCTTGCAAAGTACCTTCCGAGTCCATTCGCTGTTATATATTTCGCAGGGCCATCTGGCCAAACATCAAATGGGATACGGGAACTGGAAGTGATCCCCGTTTCATTCACTCCTTCGACTGCACTGATGAGTGCATGGAGGGCAGCCGCAGCGCTGGTAGCCCCAGTCCCACCATTTTCAATGGGCACTTTCGCCAATGTATCAGAAATCGCTTGCAGCGCGGCAGCGTCCAAGGCGGGCGGTCCGCTGTTCTTCCACTTGGGGGCAACGTAAGCCATCACGCCACCCCCTTGTGCAAGGTGCCTAGGGTGTTATGGAGGCACCCCCCCCCCCGTTGGGATTTACTGGTAATTGTGTATTTCGCCATAGTCATATCTCTCCTTCCTGTCATCTTATCTCTCATTGTATCACAGCCCTAAAATCACTCCGGCCAACCCGTCACCGTGGCGTTTGGGTAATCATTCACCGACACTGCCGTGATGGTCATCTCCCCTGTGCCTGCCAAGGGCCGCTCAAAGCCCATGATCAGGTGCCGCTCTACCGGAGACCCCGGCTTGTCCGTCCGGGTCACGGTGACAAGGTTGTTTTCCTCAAGGTGGAACATCTGCGTACAGGAGATAGACACCGCCTTTTGCAATCCCGCAGACCGTTTCAGTTCCCAAACAGCTCTGTCTTCACATTGCTGTTTTGTGGCGTATCCCGCCGCGCTCTGCCGGAACGTCTTGCGGCCTATGGTCTGTACATTGGTGTCGCTCATGGGGTCTAAGTTGGTGGCCCGACCCGCAGGCTGGCTGTTGTCATCCAACTGTTCGCCGATCACGATGTAATCATTGTAGACTTCCGTGTTTTTCACCGTGTAGGCTGCGCCCAATAACTGTGCCTCCTCCATGGAGAAACGCCAGAGTATGGGTTTGTCCGTGTCAAGGATATCATCCTGGGATGGGTCCAGGCGCAGGGCACCTGCGGAATCGTAGCCGACCCAGGCATTTACCATCTCCGCCATCCCCAGAACCACGTCTCCATAGGACCCGCTCTCCCCATCAACACGAAGAGTATACGGAGAATCAGTTAGCTTGACTGTAGTTCCGTCCGCAAGTTTTTGGGTTTTTGTGTTGTAATATTCCGTGAAAACCGGTGGCACAGCATCTACTTTCCGCCCATTCCCCCGGTCCAAGGACAAGATCGCTTGAATCGGCTCAAAAATGTTGGTGTTCACTTTCACCTCATACGTCCCCTCCAGGTAGCCAAACAACGTTCCGTCCAGCATGGACCATTTATCAGTAAGATTGTATTGGGCCACCCGGTTCCCTGGCTCTACGGTCTCCGTTGGGCTTTCCACACAGAAGATTCCCTGCTGGATGTAGTAGTCCTCCCCATTGGAGAGGACAAGGCCCTCATCGATGGCGATCTCCTGACCGAACCAAACCATGTTGAGGTTGTAGTCGTAGGCGGCATCGAGGTTTGAGAGATTCACCGTGGCTGTACGGCGGGTGCCGTTCTGGAGGTTGCATGAAATGCTCCCGTCGGCGATAAAAGCCCCACTGCGGCGGTTAAAGGGGTTGTTGTCCAGGGCAAAGGCCGTGGACCCGTCGGGCTGAAGGAAACGCAGGCGGCACAATTTTACAAAGGGTGTGCGGAGCTGGTTTAGATAGTCCCGCATCTTCTCCGCCGCCGTCCACCGCCGGTCGATGATAGTAATTTCCGCCGTATTGGACGTGGCGCTGCGTACGGAGTTATGGAGCGTGTTAGTAGCGATGACGTAGTATTGCCATACCCCTGCCGTGATGGACTTGGGCTGATAGGCAGCATACACCGCGTCAGGGATTTCCACAAAGGACTGTCCCTTCTCTGCCATGAACCACCGGTAAGTGATAGTACCCCCGTCCGTGACCTCCGCCGTGCCGTCCAGCTCCCCGGTGAGGGAAAGCAGACTGTAGGTGGCATTGACCAGCGGATGCAGGAAAACAGGGACCTGGGCCGCTGTCACCGTGATCTGCGCCGTCTCCGAAAAGCTGGTAGCGACGGAGGTACCCACGGTATTCACCGCTACACAGCGGTACTGGTATGTTCCCGGGACACTGGTAGGTGGTGTATAAGCGTTTGCGTCTGCCCCCGGGATATCAGACCACGCCCGGACCGTCCCCCGAGACAACTGCCACTGGAAGGCAAGGCTTCCCCGCTCCACGGTGGCCGCAACAGTCAGAGCCGCTGCCGGGTCGTTTTCAATATAATCCGCACTCACTGGCTGAACCGTAAAGATCGGCTCCGTGGCCCCATAGACCGTGATGGTGACGGTATTGCTTTGGGCCGTGGCCGTGGAAGTCCCCACGGTGTTGGTGGCAACGACGTAGTATTGATACACACCCTGGGCCGCGCTGGGCGGCGTAAAGGCTGCGGCAGTCTGGCCTGTGAGGGCGGAGAAAGCCCCACTTCCCGTCCTGCCGTACCACTGATAAGTCACGGTACCATGCGGGGATGCGGCCGTTCCGATCAGAGCGGTCGTCGGATCTCCCTGATCGTATTCCGCCCCGCTCAGGGGCGCGGCAAACACAGGCGCGGAGGCCGACAGGATGGTAATGACCGCAGTGTCGGAATAGGCGCTTTCGGAGGTAGGGCCAACGATATTGGTGGCCTTGAGCCGGTAGGAAACCGTCCCACCCGGGGTGGTCGGGGGCATGTAGGAAGCCGCCGTGGCTCCCGGGATCTCGCTCCAGCTTGCGCCGGCATCCTCGGACCGTTCCCACTGATAAAGAACAGCGCCCCATTCCGCACTTGCCGCCGCTGTCAGAGGCGCGGCCTCTGCCCCATGGTCATAGGTGGCCCCGGTGGGCTGCCTGGTAAATACCGGTATTGTTGCGGCGTAAACCGTAACGCTGGCCGGGTCAGAAACCACAGAAGCGGTAGAGATGCCCACTGTGCTGGTCACCGTCACCCGGTATTGCTTCGTCCCCGTGCTGTCCGTGGGCGGGGTGTAGGTACTGGACGTGGCTCCGGCGATATTGGCCCAGGTGATGCCCCCGTCCCCAGACACCGACCACTGATAGCTCAGCGTTCCCTGGGTGGTGGACGCTGTCACGCTTAAAGGCGCCGGCGTGTCCTCCAGTCCATAGGCCGAACTCTGGGGCTGTGCGCTGATCGTAGGTGCTACGGCACCTCGGATGGTAATGGTAGCCGTGTTGGAATTGGTGGACTTGCGGTCAGACTGAACCACGTTCGTCACCACGCAGCGGTAGGAAATGGACCCGTTGGTGCTGGTGGGCGGTGTATAGCTGGTCCCTGTAGCTCCAGAGATATTCGTCCAGGTATTTCCGTTGGGGCTGTTCTGCCACTGGTATTCCAGGGTCCCGTTGGCTGGAGGCGACGCCGCTACAGTCAGAGGAACCGGTGTCTCGCTGTTATCGTAGGTGGCGCTCACAGGCTGGGTGGTGATAGTGGGGGCCACCGCTCCGTAAACCAGTACCGTCACCGCCGTGCTGTTGGTGGCCGCTGTGTCGTAAAGACCCTCCGCCATGGGGTACAGCACGGTTCCAGGATAAAGTGCGGTGGAGGGATACAGGGCCGGGGCGCCCAGGGTATCCGTCACCACACAGCGGTAATAGATGGTTCCAAGGGCCGTTGTCGGCGGGGTGTAGGCGGTCCCCGTCGCCCCAGAAATATTGGTCCAGCTGCTGCCGTTGCTGGACCGCTGCCACTGATAAGAAAGCGTCCCCTGTCCCGTGGCGGCAACCGTCAGGGCCGAGGCGGCGGTGTTGATGATATAGCTCCCGCTCACCGGCTGCCTGGTAATGGTGGCCTTGGCCCGCACGGTCACCGCCCTGGTCCCCTCGAAGAAGGGGATCACCCGGTCGCACCACTCCTTGCTGGGCTCGTTCCCGGCCCCGAAGGCTGCAGTCAGGTCAATGAGCATCAGCCCGTCGCAGTAGACATAATTGGAGGCGTTGACCGTAAAGTTGCGGATGCTGTAGTTGGACGCGGCGGAGGCCAGTGTGGTCAGCGTGATGATCTTAGACTCCATATCCCACTGGGGGTGATTTCCGCCGTTGTTGCCAAACACGAAGTTCAGCCCCGCACCGTCTCCGGCGTAGAGTTCAAAGCGGTTATCCGCCGTGGTGACATTGGTGGTGGTGCGCAGATAGTGCCGCCCATAGTATTTGTGCCCCTTCACCGGGGGCTTGGTGGGCTTGACCGTATTGATATAGGTGCCGGTGCCTGACGTGCTCCCCAGGCGGGAGGAATATTGCCCAAAATCTGCATAGGTGGTGGAACGGGTCAGCCCGGACCAATCCGCCGTCGTCTCAAAGCTGGGGTTGGGAATCAGGTTGGTCAGCATGGTTTTCAGCTCGGTGATCTCCGCGTAACCATCCCCGCTGTTGGCCCCGTCCTCGCCTATGGCACTGGTGTTGATGGCCCAGGAATAGACCCCCGTGTTATTGCCGGACCAGCCGCCGCCGCAGGAGGGATTGTCATCCGTGGCTCCGCCCATGCCAAATCCTCCGGTGCCTGTGGAGGAACCGCGGGTATAGTAAGCACCCCCAGCTCCGTTGGCGATATACTGAGAAATACTCAGCGGGGCGGACAGGCTCACAGAGGAGGTCAGGCTTGCCGTCTGGGTGGACCAGGCCACATAGTTTCCCGGATGCTTATATGCTGCGCCAAGGCCGTTGGCCCCGTTGCTCACCGCTGATTTATAGCTCTGGTCCCCGGTCCCGCCGCCGCCGGCGGCTACGGCCAACACCTCGTAGTTCACCCCGTTCTTGGTGAACTGATAGTTGGCGTTGGTGACGGAAGCAATCCGCTTGAAAACGAAGGTCCCGCCGCCGGACCCGCCGGAAGCACCATCCTTCGCGGTCCCGTTGGTCCCCTTTCCCTGCTTGCCGACGATGACCGTCAGAACATCCCCTGCGGCCAGATCTACCAGCAGGCGAAGTCTGGCTCCCTTGCCGGGGACAGACCCATAGCTGCCGGAATAGCTGTTGCCCACAGCGCCTTCCGCGCCGGCCACATCTATGTAATACCGCCCCGCTTTGGGCATGGTAAAGCTCTGTTCGCTTCCGGTGGCGGCGAAGTAGGCCACAGCGATTCCCTCCTTCTGTTTTGAGTAAAGGGGTCGATTTCGACCAGGTTAAAACTCAGGCATCAATATCGGTATAGGCCAGCAGGGACACACCCTCCCCGCTGCCGGTCTGCGCCCAAGACAGGGACACGCTCTGGGCCTGCTCCCGGCTGGCGTCCATAGTCTCCATGGACGTGGCGTCGCTCAGGCGAATCGGAAACAGATCCCCCTTCCGGTTCTTCAAGAAGAGAGTGTTCGACGTGGTGGACAGCTCGTAGATTTCATCGCGCAAGTCCAGGGTGTCGCTGTAGCCGTTCCCGTCCCGGTAGTCGATGATGCCGATCAGGCTTTGCAGGGTACCGGAAAGATAATTGCTCGGCTCCGGCTGGATCGTGGGATAACGGGTGAAATTCTTCATCACGTTTGGGGCGTTGTTGTTGCTCATACTCCCGCTGACCAAGTTCTTCCCAAAGCGGTACTCCGCCTGGACCTGATACTCCCCTTCCCTTGTCCCATCCACACAGGAGAGGATAGACCAGTTCCAAAAGCACGGAACGATCTCCCCGGATTGAATAGGCGATGCAATATAAGTGTCAGTACCCAGTGGGAAAAGGTAGTAGACATAGGGTCCCTGCTGACTGGCCGCGCCGTAGTCATAGACGCCCACGGTGGTCAGCGGCAGATCTGCCAAATGCTTCAAATTGCCCCCGCTCCCCTTCCGGCGGTAGAGGGCCAGTCCCGTCAGCTCTCCGCTGCTGTTGTTCCCCAGGTTCCCGGCGTTCAGGCCGTTGGAGAAGTCCGCCAGCAGGTAGGTGTTGGAATCGTAAACGGGTGTATAAGGCCGTCCGTTGTACAGCGCCTGAATGGCCGCGCTGGACGGTTCCCTCTGGATGATCTCGATAAAATCGCAGCTCTGTACTGCCCCCAAGGTGACGCTGGCGATACTGCCCTGGGTATAGCGCAGGGAAAAAGCCTGCTGCCCCACAGTGGGAAAGTTGTCCGCCATAGGGAAGAGGTTGGGACCAGGAAACAGGGTTGCCGAAGGATATAGCCCTCCGGTATACTCCAGCTTATAAAGGTAGAGGGCCGTCGGGGTCAATACCATGTTGAGCTGGGCGTTGGCTGTCAGCCCGGACCACGCCGCCAGCGTCGTTCCCCCCAGAGTGATGCTCAGGGTCAGGTTGGCCGCGTTATAGCTCACTGCCAGCGTTCCGCCACCGGTAGTCATGGTGATAAGGGCTGCGCTCACACCCCCCAGGGCCGTTTTATAGAGAATGGACCACGGGGCCGGGAATACCAAACCCTTCCCGTTGGTGGTATCCCAAGTAACGGAGGACCCGGGGGACAGATTCAAGATCCCCTCGCTCACGCTCCAGCTCCCCGTGCCGCTCCCCGGTGTGTAGGAGATGGCGGGCCATTCCACCCGCACTGCGCTCTTCTGCCCGGAAGCGCAGCGGGCTGTCACAACGCCCTCCAGCATGGAGGATGCGTAGTTCACCCGGAAACTCACCCAGCCCGTATCCGCCTCCACACCGTTCACCGTCTGAACCCGGCAGCGCACTGCATAGGCCCCGCCGGAGAAAAAGCCGTCATAAGAGACCTTCAGCTCTGCGGTCCCGTAAATGTTGTGGCTGTCGTAAAGGGGATTGCCCACGTCAGACTGCAGGGCGATCTGCCAGCGCACCCAGTTCAGGACATCACCCTGGGCCTGGGTGTAGTTGGCCTCAAAGGTATACAAGCGTACTGCCAGGACCGGCGGGAAACTCTTCAAAGCCAAGGATGGCGCCGCCCGGGTGAGAAACGCCGCCGCGCTGGTCTGTACCACGCTCTCCGAACTGCTCCACCACTGGGTGATGACCAACTTATATTCCTTCCCATTTGTGATGCCTGCGCCGGAAAGCGCCGCCTTGGGGATGGTATACGAAAAAGTCTCCACAGCCCCGGCGTAGTTGGTTCCGTAGAACGGACAGTTGTCCGTTTTCTTTCCCGTGGTGTATACCTGGGTGCTGGAGGTGTTGTTTTGATAGATCACGATCTGGAAGGCCGTCAGCGGTGAATTGCCGTTGACCTGCCAGGAAACTGTCAAATCCTTGGTAGCGTCCACCGTCCCGTTTCCCAGCTCTCCCCGCAGGGATGGGGTGATGTTCGTGGGTTGGAAAAGCACCGTCTGACCTCCTCTCCCTTTGAAAAAAGCTGGGCTGCCTTCCCCTTGTTCAGGAGAAAACAGCCCAGCTTGGCTCTTCCCGCCGCCTGCTTGCGACGAGGAATTTCATATTAAGCTGATTATACCATAAACTTGGGGAATGTCAAACAATGTCAGTGGGGTGTGTTCTCATTCCTCATGATAAACACTCCACCACCGCCCGTCACTCCCGGGTTGCGTCGTGTTCCCGTCGATTTCCGACTTCCAAAGCTTCCCGTCGCAGGAAACGATATCACCCATGTTATAAGCGTCCTGCGCCCCGCTGGGCGGACTCCAAATGGGATATCCTTCTTCCGTCAGACTGAGGCAGGTATAGAGGGACGGCGTACTCTTTGGGGGCCAATCCTCCTGACTGCTGTGGTCCTGCTCAACACGATAAAGCAGCGGGTCCCCGTTGCCGTCCTCCCCCGCAATGATGTACTGGCCCTTGGTGTAGACAGTCCCAGGCGCATAGTGGGGGTAGATGGTTGCCACTTCCCTGGCCTGATCCTCGCCCAAGCTTGCCGCAAAGAGCTGTAAGGTGCGGCGGAACTGTTCGGCTGCTTGCAGCTTGTCCATTTCGTTTCCCTCCTCTTACTGCGCCAGACCAAGCATGGCGCTTAAAATCTCGCTGTCGGTGGGCTCTCTGGGAGGCTCTGGCTCCGGGGGTGGAACTTCGCCTGGGGTGAGTTCCACTACCTCCATGCGCTCGAAGGTGTCCTGAACAGGGTTGCCCTCTTCGTCCCTGCCGACATCCATCGTGCGTGTCACGGGCTCAGCCTTGACGTTCACAAACGGAAAGGTTTCCGGTATCTCCATATCCTCTGGGATGACGGCGTATCCCTTGGGTATTTCCATATCTTCAACCCCATAGATTTCCTGGTTTCTATGCGCCCCGTTTTCCAGAGCGGCGATTTCGATTAGTTTCATTTTATGCTCCTTCTACTTATTTAGAGAATTGCTCTCTGCACTGACCTATTGCAATACAGCCAAATAATAGTAAGTATAGCCACTGATACTACCTTGTGAACTATCCGAATTACTATTGTACCACTCTACAGTTTTTCCAGAGTTGGTGCGCCTTGCTGCAGCGGCAGAAGTCAAACTGTGGTTAATAAGATCAAAACCGCGTGTCGTGCGCCAAGTATTCATCAACAATGTGAGGGTGGGAAGGGTAGTCATCCCTCGATAAAGCGTAGAGCCTATGCTGCCATCTCCATAACGAATAGCATATATCCAAAGAAACTCGACTGGACTAGGGAATGTGAGCGAAGACGGGCGCGAACTTCCATAGCCACCCGTGCCAACATAGGACCCGATTACCACATCTGCTTTCTCTGCCACTGCTGTTTTGAGTGAGGCAATATCTCCTTGGTTCTCCACAATGGCATCGCTGATTGCCTGCAAGGCGGCAGCGTCCAGCGCTGGGGCCGCGCCATTCTTCCAGTTGGGGGCAACGTATGCCATCAGACGCACCCCCTTTTGGGCATTCTGCCAGTCAGGAGGCTAGATCGCCCCCCCCCCACTGGTAAATAGTGGTATTTATACACTTTGCCATGTATTTTCCTCCGTTCTGTTTTCCCGGTCCGGTTCTCGCTTCAATACCTTGGGCCGCTCCGCAATGATGCGGTAGCCGCCTTTTACATTCTGGATGCGCACATCACACCCGGATTCCAGGGCGTCGTTGATGCACCGCAGGTCCGCCGCACTTACTCTCACTTTCCCCATCTCACACCGTGCCTCCTCCCTGGTCAATGTCCTGCTCCTGGCCTTCCGACGTAGCCTTCCCTCCGCTGTCCGGGCGTCCCCCAGGGTTCAGCTCGTGCTTTACCTCCGGCGGCAGACCGCTGTCCGGATTCTTGGCGCTGTAGCTGGTCACCAAGGGAAGCCGTGCGTCCATGATACCACTTTCCGCCACCGCGAAGGATACCGACATATCATCCAATATGCTGCGGTCGTGCAGGGCGTTGTACAAAATGGTGTCTGGCAGGATGCCCAAAGTCATACCTTTTCGGGCGCCCTCCTCCAACTCCGGGTCTGTCGCCAGATCTCCAAACATACGGAAAGTCCATCGGTAGTTCAGATGCAGGCCCTTCACGATGCAGTTTACCATCCGCTCAAAATCGCCATAAATCTGCTGTGCAAAGCGGCTCTCGATCTTGAATGATATCTGCGCTAGTCCGGCCTTCGGATCCTCCTTCGTGGGGATGATGCCCGCCAGCCCTGCCTTCGCCATGGTGTAAGCGTAGCCATTGGAACTGATCTCCGTGGCGCCAGGGGCTTCCGACAGCGTGTGGAGCTTCATATTTGCCAGGGGAGCCATGTAAAGGCCGATCCCGCTGGTGTTGCTCTGCTCCAACATCTGGTACCAGAAACTTTCAAACATCTTCTGGCCCGTCCTGGACAGCCGGTAGGTATCCTCCAGTTTGGAGGACTGGGAATCATAATAAGGGATTTCCCCCGTCAGCAGGGAAATCAGCGGGTTCTGCACCAGCTCCAGCTGCACCTGCTCATACTGGGCCAGCTGGATCAGGCTCAAAAACAGGCCCGTCCACGGGGATACCACTGCCCGGTTGGCATCGTCTATCTCAAAGGGAAAGACTTTCTCCACGGGGAGGGTCACCCAATAGAACCAACGCCCGTTTTGATAATAGGCATCCACTTCTCCTCCCAGCGTCCCCGCTTTCTGCATGGCCTCAAACCGTGTCAGGTCCAAGGCATTCTTGGATGCGTACAGAACCGTCCTGCCCGTCCCTTTCGGGGGCTTTGGCGGCAGGAGGGAAAAGAACGGGTCCAGGTAAGGCAGGAACAGGTCCCCGAATTGGAGCGGGTTCGTCCCCGGCTGCAGGAAGTAGAAGAGATTGAACGACACCGTATACTTCGACTTATTGTTGAACCCCACGATTTTGGTCCAGTCCGACGGCAGCTGCTGCAGAAAGGCGTGGCAGACTTCATTGTGGCTCTTGTCCACCTCCACCCGGGGAACATAGAACACCTTCCCCTCCTGCATGGCCTGACCGGCGATCTGATGGGCCCATCGTCCTGGGTTCAGTTCCCGTCTCATCTTTTCCAGCAGCCGCCATTCCCGCCAGAAGGAATCCTTCTTCACGTCCTCCCTGTCTACAAAAGCCGGCGTAAAGCAGTTGTGATAGGTCAGGAGGTCCTGGTAGACCTTTCTCATGTGGAGCAGCGGATAAGCCGTATACTCCAACCCATGCTCCACCTGCCGCAGGGGCTGCTCGTTGCTCTCCGCGCTTCGCAGCATCTCCCCCACCTGGTCCTTGGTGAAGTCCGCCGGAAGAGAGGAAATACCTTTCACCCGCCGGTTCTGTATGTAGGGGTTATTGAGGAAAGCCCCCTGCCCGCTCACCCGCGTAAAGGCGGCGATCATGCCGTCCTGCGACAGGTTCCCATACTTCTGTGACAAAGTGCGGAACGTATCAAAGATTTCCTGGTAGGAGCCGAATGCCGCCTGCTGTAAATCTTCCGTCAGATTCCGTGCTTCTCTCATAAGGGCAGCCCTTCTTTCTCTGCTTCCTTCTGCAGCTCAGCAGCCAGCTGTTCCACCTTCTCCCGCAGGCGGGACTGGATTTCTTTTTCCTCTTCCTTCATCCTGCGTCCCAGCTGCTCCAGGAGTGCCCCCAGGAGCCAGTCATTGTCCTGCCCGGTCAGCCGGTACAGTTCTTCCGCTCCAACCTCCACCGCCGCTCCCTCGGGCGGCTGCGGGCTGTAGACCAGAATATAGTCTTTCGTGATCCGGCAGCAGGGAAAGGATTGGGCCTCCCGGGACGTATCTTCGCCGAAAGGCATAGCCCAGACCTTCCACACTTTTTCCTTTGCGCTGCTCAAAATAATCTGCCTCCTTTCCTCTGTGTCGCCAGCCTCCCTTTCCCTCGTCCTCCCCAGGAGAGAAGATCAGAGCGTCCAGGGGCCTTGTCCTCGTACTGCCTCAGAAGTTCGTCCCAATCGCTGCTCCGGTTCCTCTGCCGCAGATTCTGCCATTCTAACCGCTGGGCAAAGCGCAGGGCATACTTCAAAGCTGACCAGCTGTCACGCTGGATACTTTTACTGATCCGCTTCTCACTCATTCCAGCGCCAGAGGGCATGAGCTTCAGATTCTGGATCTGCCCCACCAGCTCCCGGCACTTCTGATATGGCTTGACGATATACCAGTCCTGCATATCCGTCTTGATGTTGTGATACCGCTTGTATGCCTCTACACCCTCCCGCTGATTCCCCAACAGTAAGGATACATTGTGGTTGTCAAACTGGGTCTGGGCATACTTGATCATCTCAAAGTCCGGATCCGTCACCCCCGCACCGCCGGCCTTGATGGGGTAGATCACCGGCAAAGATCCGGGAAGCTCCGTGTCCCGGTACATGGCGTGCTCATACACACACAGTGGCGGCAGTCCGTCGGCCAGGTCCATCATCAAGCATTCCACCACGCCCTTGCCGTACTGCCAGCAGTCAATGGCGATATAGGTCTCGCTGCCCTCATAGCAGAAACGATTCCACACGTCCTTCAGCTTTCGCGCCTGCACCATCTGATTGTCCGGCGGGGGCCAGTCATCCACATAGACCACTTCCTTGCAGTACACGTTGCGCTTCATATAGTTCTTGTACCGGGTGAGTTTCAGCACCACCAGAGCACACTTGGCGTTGCGGGCGCTGTCCTCGTAGGACACGTCGTAGCCCACGATGTAGATCACATCCTCGGGCCGCAGCTTGCATTCCGCTTCCTTGCAGCAGTGCTGCCGCTCCATCACGGCGTTTCTCTGGCTGTCCAGCAGGGTTTCTTCCGTGAGCATGGGGAACTCATCGGTTCCTGTGTAACGGCTCTCCATCTCCCGCATCCACTCCTCTGGGGTCAGTTCTTCTTTCAGGTCCGCCGCCCAATCGAAAGGCCGCATGAGCTGCAGGACTACGCTCTCCCAGGAGATATCCATGGCAAAAGCACTCTCGCCCTCATTCATAGCCTTCGCCACCCGACACCGGGTCTGATAAGCATGATTCTGCTTCCGTCCGGCGGAGGTGATGGCATGGCGTTTGTAGCCGATATAGTTCTCATCCGGGGCGCCCAGGACGTTATGCCACAGGCGCACTGCCGGAAGCACCACCCGCTTATATTCCAGATAGTCAAAGGCAGGGTTCTCTTCCTGGGCATACTCCTCCGCCGTCACATCATGGATATTGTCTCCGCGCATGGCGGCGATGGAAAAGGTAGAGCCGAACACAGTCTGGATCTTGAAATCGTCCTTGGATTCCGCCGCCACCCGCCACATCCCCGCCAAAACGGGGTAATCATGAGCGATCTGGTGGAAGGTCTTGGAGGCAATCGCCGCCATCTGTTTATAGGACGGTCCGTAGTAACTGGATTGTGTTCCGGGCCAAACCAACCCGTCAATGAGCTTGGACTTGAACTTGGTGGAAGTCTTGGTCAGGCCCCGGCAGCCCGTAAAACTGACCCGCTGTTTTCTGGCATAAGCCCGCATCATAACCCGCTGGATCAGCTCTTCGTTTTTATAATCTGCCTCCGGGCTTCGCAGGATGTCCAAGAGCTTGTCCGGGTACCACCGGAACACCCAAAGCACAAACGCCCCCACGGCGTCCTCATAGCCCTGATAGTCCCGGTCTGCTGTGGCCTTCTTGCTCACCCATCCCAGGTTGTTGATATAGGCTTTCCCTGTCCTATGGGCCATGCTTCCTCCTTTCCCATCAGTTCCCGCCCTCCTCCGGGCTTTCCCCCTGCCCCACAGGGGGCATTTTCACCAGGCCCAGCTTTTCATACGCTGTCACTTCTCTGGGACTTTGCTCCTGGGCAAACTCGCCCAGCTCATCCACCAGACGCATTTCGTCCGGCAGAATCCCCAGCTCCGGCAGGCCGTCGTTGTTCCGCATCCGGTTCTCATTGATGAGGATCATCTGATCCGCCGCATCCCGGGTGTAAGGGTAGGCAGGGGGATGCCCAAAGAAGATTTCAAACGCCTCATCGGGGGGGCACCACTTTCCCTCCCGCATCAGCCCCGCCTTCTCCAGTGCGTCGGCCAGGGAATCCAGCCGGAAGTCTTCAACGGGCTTGGCGTCCTTTTTGCGTAGCTGTTCCGATTCCAGGTCCTTTTGAATCATTTCCTGGAGCTTTTTGGCTGAGTCTAGGCGGCCCGCGTCCTCAAGCCGTTTCATTTCAAGGGTACGGGTGGAGCAGCGGCGAAGGACAAACTCCTGCTTCACAGACACGCCCCCGGCCTTCTCCAAATCTGAGGAGAGGATTTTATAAGTCCGGTCCAGCTCGTCATAATCTTCCGCGGTGTAGGGATATTTTTTAGGCCCCACACCCCAAGTCTCCCTCTGCTCCCGGGTCCCGGGCTTGCCGTCCTCCAGAGCTTCCCGGAACCGTCCCACATCCAAGCTGGCCCCAAAAATCTCCAGGACGTTCGTCCTCCCGGCCAGGAAGCTCAGATACTTGCCCTTCCGGTCCAGATATTGCGGCATCCGGGCTAGGTTCTTGAGGTACTGCACCCACCGGTCCGCCCCCTCGTCCTTGGGTACCGCTTCTGGAGCGAAGGGAACATCAAAAGCGATGCAGCAATAGAAATACGCCAAGTCTGTGCTGGTCTCCTGCTCCAATTCGTTGTACCGCCGCTGCTGCTCCGCAGGCGGTATTTTTTCTCGTTCCATTCGTTTACTCCTCCTTTTACGCAGATGTTAGCCTGAATTATACCCAGATTTCCAAGAAATGGTATGTCGAGCCAGAAACATTAAGTTGCGTTGATGCAGTTGGCGCACCACTTCCACTATCAATCCACCACTTTGTAACGCCGAGATTGCTGACTGCATGGATGAGATGGTGGAATCGTGGGACGTGTTCTTCGTCTGGTTCGCTACAATAGCGTCACTCATCGCTTGTAGAGCCGCAGCGTCCAAGGCCGTGGGGGATCAGGCTCTGGTGCTGGTATTTGGCAATCTGTCCAACGCCATTGTCCTGGGGGATGGGACGTTAAGTAATCTTTGACATTTGAAAAATGGTCTATCGTTGACACTCCCCCGGCTTTAGCTGTGGGGAGTGTCATGTTTCCAAAACTCCCAATCTTGCCATTCTCCCAGTAACCTTTGTTGTCCCATTATAGTTTTTCAAATAAACCCTCTGGATCAAACTATCACACCAGATATAAAACGTACTCTTGATGAATCCACCGTTATTTTGTGCCCAATAATCTAGTTTTGTGATGACACCACTAGTCGAAACATCATTCCACCCCCAATTTATTGATAGCCTCTCTCCATTTCTTTTTGGTCCTCCAGGTAGAACTATTGCATCAACATTATTGGCTACGGTTTGTCCATCCCTATAGTAATTTATTTTAACCGCATTATTATAGGAGTTCACAAATTCCAACTGATAATTGGGGGCTTCCGACAACGTCTCAAGTAGCTGTAGGTAAGCGGAGCATTCCACAGCTTTAAAGTAAGGCATCAAAGGAGCCACCAATTCAATCCTCTTACCAGAAGACGCAACCGTGTCTATCTTTGTCTCGTCAAACTCCAGTATAGGAGAGGCTGTAGAATTATCCAGCGCCTGCAATCTATCGCAGATTGCTTGCAGCTCCGCTGCGTCAATGGCCGGGGCCTGTCCGTTCTTCCAGTTTGGGGCCTGATATTTCCCATTCACCAGAGGCATACCAGCACCCCCTTCGTCATTTTGACGGTTAGTAGGCTAGAGCCCCCCCCCCCGCATCCATTTATTGGTAATTGTGCAATTTGTCATATAATTTACTCCTCTCTCAGCTACCGATTCTTTCCACCGGACTATCCATCCAAAACAATGCCGAATCCCCGCAGAATAAAGAATTGAGACCTTCAGAATTCCCATGCAAAACGGCCATGCCAATAGCAGGAATTACCCTGCGTATTTCAAAATCACCTTCTCCAAGAACGAATTTTGCTTTTTCAAGCAAAGCAAACCGTTCCTGTTCCAATTCGCTCACACTCTTTCCCGCAGCAGATTGTATTAAATATAGATTTTGCACAGCTTTTCACCTCCCACCTCCATCGTATCACAGGCTCCAAATCATCCTATCTTCCATTGAATAGAGTCAGATTCCTCGCCTTCTGCGCCAGATCATAGACTGTCATGCTCTTTGCCTGGGCCTCGCTGAGGGTGATATTGCCCATATGATACTCCGGGCCAGAGTGGTCATAGTTGTTCCCTGTCCTGGCCATGCCCGCCAGCTGAGGTCCAAGACGCTGGGGCGTACCATAAATCAGCCCCAGCTCCTTCATTCTCTGCTGGAACACAGCGTCCGCGCTTGGTTTGAGCAGGGCGGCAGTGATGTCCGGGGGCAGGACCATTTCATTTTCCGCTGTAGCCTTGATGCCGCCCAGGCCGCGAAGGATGCCGCCTTCATCGTACTTCTTGGAGTAGGTGCCGCCATTTTTCTCATAGTCGCTCTTTGTCTGACTTGACACCTTTTGAGACTGGTAGGACCCATCCTTATTGACACCTGTGATTTTGTATGTGCCGCCCTGAGTGACTACCTTGTCCCCTGCTGACAGGCCGGAGGGGGCTTTACCGTTGACAGAAGCATATGTCCCGCCACCCTTGTTGCCGGAAGAAGAGGACCCGGAGGAAGAACCGCTTCCCTTGCTGCCAGAGCTTCCAGATGAGGAAGAACCGGAGCTGTTAGCGTAACTACCCTTATAGGTGTCCTTAGTGGTATCACTCACATACTTAGATTGATAAGTACCATCGGGGTTGAATCCCGTGATTTCATAAGTTCCGCCCTGGGTAACTACTTGGTCCCCAACCTTCATCCCAGCCGGGGCCTTGCCGTTTACTGAAGCATAAGTCTTCCCACCGCCGGTTACCGGTGTGTAGGGCGCTCCCATGTTCGTCGGAACATTTTCCCACCCCTTATGATTTGCCTGCCATTCCTTCCAAATCTGCTCATTGGTCTTATAAACGTTCCCGTTGGCGTCCTTGTCCACCCCTGCCTTGATGCCTAACGCCTCCATTTTGGCTTGCCGCTGTGCCGCAAAGTAGTAAAAGTCATCCACATTCGAGGCCCGTTCCATCATCGCGTGATAGTCCGCTGTGTCTTGACTGTAGTCCTTGCCTTGGGTGACAACCTCGTCAACCTTCGTCTGGTCAAAGGGCTGACTCCAATACTCGTCGAAGTAGCTGTCACCTGTACCGATTCCGATAACCCCCTTGATGTAGTTCCCAAGGTCGCCCAGAAGCTTATTTACATTACCAATCTGCGCCTTCATCTGCGGCGTGCCATTCTTAGCAATGTCATCAAGAATGTCACTGATTTTCCGGGCTGGCTGCTGCATACTCTGGGTGATCTTCTTCCAGGACTTTTCCAACTCATCATATTGATCGTTGATGGCCTTCTTGCGCCGCTCCATCTCCCTGATTTCTTTCTGGTATGCGAGCTCTTCCTGGTATTCCCTCCAGTCCTTCTCCGCCTCATCCAACTCATCCTGGGCGCTCTTCACCGTTTTGGGGTCTGCAATCCATTCCCACTGCCCGGTCTGGGCGTTGAACATTCGGACCGTTCGCTCATTCTTCGCGTTTTCCAGCGCGGCCCGTGCCTCCTCAATGCGTAATAGTTTTTCCTGGGTCTCCTTCTCCTCCTTCGCCGCATCCCGCGCCGCTTCCTTCTGCTCAATGAGGTAATCAATGGCCTTAATCTCAGCTTCCCGCGCTTCATCCGCCCGCTGAAGTTCCCAATCAACAGCATCACTCAACTCGTCCCAAAGATCCTCCTGAGCCTTTTTGATGTCCTCTTGAACATCCCACCATTCCAAAGACAGCTTGTTGATCTCCGCCTGAGATGCGCCGATCTGCCTTAAATACTGCGCCTGCTTGTGTAGGGAATCCTGAATTTGACGATACTTCTCCAGCTGCGTCCCAACATTCAGGCCCTGCCGCTGGGAAAGCTCGATCTCCGTGTCCAGCAAATCCCGCTCCGCCTCGTAAGCCTCCGTGATGGTGGATTTTATCGTTTCAAGTTCTTTCCACCAGTCGGTGGAATTGGACACGATGTCCTTTTCCTCCCCGTTGGTAGCCCGGAGGTAGTTGTTGATGTTATGCAGGGCCGTTTGGATTTCTTTGGACTTGGCGGTGAGTGCATCGGCTCCGGCCCCGGAGGCTTCCAGAAAGCTATACTGCGCCTTCAAAAGCTCAAGATCCGCCTGCAATGCCTCCAGCTGTGCATCATTTCCGCCTCCGCTGCTGCCGCCGCTCTTCCCGGAACTCCCGCTTCCAGAGCTGGACTTTCTCGCGGTAGAACCGGACGCACTCTTCTTCCCTGCACTGCTTGGGCTGCCGCTCCCGCTGCTGGTCTGGCTTCCGGCCGGTCTGCTGTGGGCAAATTCCGAAAGACCTGTTCCGTTAGAGGATAGCGAGGAAATAGACCCGGATTTCTTCGCACCAAAGGCAAAAGACGCGAGTGGGATATCCTGCCCGCGCCCGGAGAGAATATCCCTCGTCTCTTCCGCCGTAAAAATCTGCGCTCCCCGCGCTACCGTGGTGATGGTCGGCCTGCCTCCGGCGGCGATCCTGGCCCGGCCTCCTTCCCGGATGATTTCAGGCCCCAACTCGTTGACCAGGGTTTTACCGCCGGGGAAGGCATCGGTGCCTTCTGCGTCTGCTCGTTTCGGCAAATATGGGCTGAGCATACTTCCGGTAATAGCCCCTGCGGTCCCATTTGCTACACGGATGGCAACGTTGATGCTACGCGGGATTCCGGCCAGACTGCTCTTGATGGCTTCGATCCGCGCCTGTGCGCCGTCATCTTTCAGTTCTATCTTCGGCTGGGCCTTCGTCCTGCCCAGTGCGTCCAGCTGTCTCTTCGCATTCTGCGTCCGCTCTGAAACGCTTTCGATTTTCGCTCCGGTCGCATCCATCTGTCCGGGAAGATTCGTGAATGTGACATTTCCCAGCTCTCTCAGATTCTGCGTCAGGGAAGAAGCCTCTTCATTTGTGTAGCCCAGCTGGCTCATGAGTCCGCTGAACGCGGAATAGTCGATCTCAATCGTCCCGTCGGCGTTCTCCGCTGCAATGCCCACTTCCTTCAAAGCATCCAAGGCGGCTTTCGGGTCAGCTTCAATGTCAATCAGGATGGTGTTCTCATCCTCGCCGATGTTCGCCAGGATGGATTCGATCTGCTCCGCCGTTGCCCCTGCTTCTTCCAGGGACTTTTTCAAAGCATCTCCATTGAGCAGGGTCTTCCCCCCTACCTCCGCTGCGGCGTCAAACCGCTCCAAGGCCACTGCCGCCGACAGATACCCATTTTCTGCTGTGCCCAGCAGCTGCGCGATAGATTCATACCGCTCAATCGTGGCTTTTTGAGCTTGGGTCAGGTCGTATCCCGCGTCCTTATACTTCACAAGGGCGTTGTAATACTCCTCACTCTCCGAAATCAGATCTGTCAGACCCTTCTTGAACTCCGTCGCACCGATCTCACCCGCTTGGAAAGCCTCTGTCAAGCTCTCCTGCGTCTTTCTCATCTTGTCAAGCCGGGTTTCGTCTATGGTTTTCCCGGACATTTCCTGACGCTCGTTCCCAATGCCAAGGTTATTCTGGAAACGGGCAAATTCCAACTCTTTGGTGTCCTCGATCTGCCCTTCCAACGCCTGCTTCTGCGCTTTCAAAATGGTAAGCCGCTGCTGCTCGGCCGCTGTCAGACTATCCGCCCGGGAGAGAAGGTCCTCGTACTCACTGCCACCACCAAAACCCTCTTCTAGCTGCGCTTGCAGTTTTTCTATCTCGTCTCTGGCGTGTTCCACGGTCGGAGCGACTTCCCGAAGCTCTTTGACTAAAGTATACAGGCCCGCAAAGGCAAGACCCCCGGCAATCACCGGGTTAGTTTTTATCAGGAATCCAAGCCCTTTCATCACGCCCTGTGCGCCGCCCAGGGCATTCATGCTTCTCAGGTAGTTGATCCCCGACATGAGTTTTGAGGAAGCAAAGGCCGTTCCGAGCGCATTCACGGCCTTTGCCGCGCCCATAATCCCCAGAGTCCATGTCCCCACGCTCAGTGCTACATGGCCAAATTGGGTGTCCAACCCGGAAATGACGTCAGTGACCCCGGTAATGGTCCCTTTGATGGTGTCTGTCTCTACGATATGGGAAACAAACTGTGTCCAGGTGTTCTTCAGAACCTCGGTCTTTCTCCCCCAGGAATCCATGGCCCGTTCCACTTCCCGGTCGGCAGACCCGGCGGCGTTTTCGTACTTATCCAGCATCGCCTCGTACATATCCCAGTTCTGGATCAAGGCCAGCAGCTGAGAGGTACGGAGTTTGCCGCCGATGTCGGAAACCATTTCCATCAGCTTCTGTTCCGTCAGAACGCCGTCCTTCATCGACTGCGACAGCGCCCCGATGGCTTCCATGGGATTGATGAGGCTGCCCGTAGCATCCGCCGCCGCCACTACGTCGGAGGCATAGATATTCAGCACGTCCCGCAAACCCGCGATTTCACCTGTGGTCCAGGTCACGCCCTCGTCAATCTCCGTCTTAGTGTCGCCCATGATGTTCAAGAACAGGGCGCGAAGGGCCGTCGCGGCCTCAGTACCGCTTCTCTGCGTGACGGCTGTGACCGTGCCGATGGCGGCAGACAGTTCGTCAATGCCCACCTTGGCCTGTGCGCCGATGGGCGCCACCTTACCAAGGCCCTCGGCAATTTTCGGGATGCTAGTTGCAAAGTTGTTGCCAATCTCGTTGGCCCCGTCCAGCACCGCGCTCAGCTTCTCAACAGAACCGCCCATCTGGTAGCCCTTGTCCACCGCCAGCAAAAACTGGTTGGCCACATCTGCCGTGGTGTCACCCACGATCTGCGTCTTGTTCGCCAGCTCTGCCAACGCCTCGCTCTGTCCCAGATAGCCTGCCCGAGTAAACTCCGTTACGCTCGACAAATACTCATTCGCCGCCACGCCATATTCAGAAGCAGTCTTGTATGCCTGCTCTCCCATGGCCTTCAACCGTTCCTCCGGCCACTTGGTCACCTTGCCCACGTTGACCAGCTCGGCATCCACAGCCTTCATGGTTTCCAGAGCTTCCTTGAACGACTGGACAGGCTTATAAATCAGCGCCGCCGTCAGCATCGACTGTGCCATTCCCTTTGCGCTGCTGGCAAGGCTGGTAATGAGGTTATTGTTGGCCTGGGTCGCTTCGTTAGTAGAGCGGATCATCCTCTGCTGGGACGCCGACGCCCGGGCCTGGGCGGTCCGTGTGCGTTCCTGCTGGGTGGCAAGCCGCGCCTCTTCCGTCGCGGTCCGCTGGGTCTGGGTAGCCAGTTTGGCCCGCTCCTGGGCCACTCTCTGGGCCTGGGTCGCTGCCTTGGCTTCCTCCGTGGCGGTTTTCTGGGTCTGGGTGGCAAGCCGTGCTTCCTCCGTTGCCGTCCTGGCGTTTTGCGTTGCAAGCCGCGCCTGCTGTGCGGCAAGCTGGCTCTCCGCCGTCATCCTCCGCTGAGTTGCCTGCGCCGTCCGCTCCTGGGCAATCCGCACTTGGGCCTGGGTCTTTTCCAGTCGGGAGGCGGCATTGACAAAGCGGGATACGCTGTTGATGTTCTTGACGATGTTCTTGTCCAATGCCGCAAACCCGGAGGCGTTTACCTTAATGTCCACCGTCTTAGACTGTAGTTTCGCCAAGTCCGCCTGGAGGGCGGTCAGCTGTCCCCGGTCAACATTAACTTTTAACGTGACGATCTCTGCCATGCTCTATCCCATCCTTCCTCAAAAACCTTTGGCCCGAAGCCCACCAATCAAATCAGCGGCAAACAGTGCGCCGTACTCCTTCTCCGCCTTTTCATGGAAGGGCCTCGGCCCCGCCCGATGAAAGTGATACCGGGCTGACCCAGATGCAAGGGCCTCCGCTAACCGTTCCCCCGGGGCGCTCCCGCCGTAAATCTGCTGCCAGGAGGCCACGTCCTGGATGGTCAACGTAAAACCGCCGTACTCCGTTTCCATATTCCTCTTGTCTGCGATGCCCCCTGCTGTCCCTCTGCGGCTGTAGAATAGCGGGGAATACGAATACACTTCTGACTGTGCGGCCCTCTGAAGAGCTTCCTTCGCGCCGTCCGCCACTGTTGTCTGCATCACTTCGTCAATCGCTGTGTCCAGCTTGGCAATAAATGCCGCGACATTTGCGCTCTCTCCCACTTTCTTTCCTCCCTTCCCGAATAAAAAAAGAAGGGCTGAACGCCCCTCCCGGTTTCTTCCGAGAGGTTTGTTCAGCCCTTCTGGCTCTTCCCGCCGCCTGCTTGCGGCGAGGGAATCTTTCAAAAGTATGTTTTTTTGTCCGTATTCTATCAAATACCAAGGACATACGGGATGACGAAAATCAAAACCAGAACAACACAGGAGATGGCAAGAATGCCCCCCATCACAGCTGCAAACTGATCCACTTCCTTGTGCTCTTCCCTGCGCCGTTCCTGATCCCGCAGCATAGTGTAGGGCACAAAGCAGTCTACATGATTTCCGGCCCTGCTCCCCTTCGGGCAGCAGAGGAAATTTGCGCAGTCGCTGCACCGCCTTGTTCCATCCGCCGAAGCGGGCCGTGTCCGCAGCGCCGCACGTGCCCCAGCATTGCGGCGAAGCCACCGGTTTTTCCATCTCTGCACAGGTTTCGCCTCCCTTCACAAAGATTATAGCACAAAAAGGCTTTCTGTGGAATCCCGCTCAGGATTTCGCTTCGGCGGAAGGGTGATTCTTTTTCGTAACTGCAAAGACTTCACGTTTTGTTTACCCTAAAGCAAGATAATTGTAGTATGTATATAAAGCGTTTAGTTGGCATTCTGCGTTGCTTTCACTATACCACTCCATAAAGGTATCCCCCCATGTTGGGTATATACTATAGTGTTCAAGCTGACTCGTAGAATTAACGTCGCTCGTCAAAATAGTGTTTGGCCCCCTTAACCAAACGAATGAAGGGGTCACATACCCAGCCGCGCATCCAAATCCGACAGTAAAATATTTCATGGGGCTATAACAATAGGTACCCGTACACATAAAAAGAAACGGTGCAAACCCCAATGTTATACGGTTTCTATGTGTACTTCCAAACGCTCCCGTCCCTCTATATGTCCCAAACGCCACTCTTGCTTTTCCATTGACCGCTGACTGCAGGGAGGATATCAGTGAATCCTGGGATGTGTTCTTGTTTTGCAACTCCACAATGGCATCACTGATTGCTTGCAACGCAGCGGCATCCAGCGCGGGGGCCGCGCCATTCTTCCAGTTGGGGGCAACATATGCCATCAGACGCACCCCCTTTTGGGCATTCTGCTAGTCAGGAGGTCAGAATGCCCCCCCCCGTATCCATTTATTGGTAATTGTGTATTTCGCCACAGTCGGTTCCTCCTTTTTCGTATAAGCTGATGGTGGATTTCTCACCGGAATTCTTATAATATAAAAGGGAAACTAAGCTCTGCTTAGCTCTACCCAATGTTGCCGCGTGTTGCCAGCGGTTTATAAGTGTGCAACTCGCTTTCGACGGCCGCGTGCCTGCGTGCGGGGTATTAAGTGCAGGCTCGAACCAAGCGATAGCCCTCTGCTTTTTGGGGGGCTATTTCTTTTACAGGGCTCCTCAAAACCGAGGAGCCCTGTAGTATTTATCCCTCTATCATCAAGGCTCCGGCGCCGCTACCACACTCGCGGTAACAGAGGCTTCCATGTCCTTTCCTCCGTTGTCATAGATGATCTTCACGTCGAAGTCACCTGCCGTAGTCCCAGCGGTAATCAAACCTTCATTGGACACCGTAGTACCCTCCGGCGCACCCGTAGCTTCATAAGTAAACCCATCACCATAGGAGGCGGGGATCACCAGTTCCCCGTTGGCCATCACAAAGCGGACGGGAATCTGTGCGGTCTTGCCTACCTCCACGTTCACTGTGCCGCCCACGACGGCCAGGCCGGAAATAGCTTCCGCACCGTCATCTGGGACATAGACGTAGTAGGCATATACGTTGCCGCCGCCGTTGCAGGTCCCGCACAGCTCCGAGACCACATCCTCGTCAGAGATCACCGCGCGGCCAGAGATGCTGGTGGTGTCATTGTTGGTCTGATCTCCTACCACACCGGCGTTGCCGCCCAGCTTCAAACTCGGGACGATGTTATACAGCCAGCCCACACGGGTCCCGCTGTTCTTCTCCCCAGCAGTTTTGTTGGCATAAACCGCCATCTGTGCCAGGAAGTAATAAACGCCTGGGTCAAAGAAGCTGGATATGGTACCCACCTGAGCCGTGGCAAAGTTTTTGGTGTAAAACACCTTGTACTTCTTGCCCACCGTAGCGGTAAAATCGGCAATCACGCCTGTGGACGGGTCTACCGCATAGGCTTTGCCATACACCCCCACCGGCGCGGTGGTCCCCACTTCCTGCACATACACTGCCGCCTGACTCATGCCCAGCGGTGCGATGGGAGCGCCCTGGGTCACATCCAGGGACAAGGAAGCGGCAGTTGCTTCGATTACCTGGCAAGTCATGACCGGGGCATTGTAGTTCAGTGTACCGCCCACCTGGGCCATCTTCGCCCACAGAGAGAAGTTCGCGGCAGTGAATTCTACCTGGAGGTCAGAATCCGAAGGGATGATCGCTGCGATTCCGTTGCCAAGACCCGCACGGATCTCGCCCTCGGTCAGGGATGTGGTGATGTTGCCGGTCTGAAACTTGTCGGACCAATACTTCACATCCCCCGTACTTTTGTCCAGCAGCATAGCCGCACAGGTGCCCTTTACATACAATCTCGGGTCAGTAAAACTAATCATGCGTGTTTACTCCTTTCTATTTTCCAATCATCGGAAATTCCAGGATGGGCGCAGCCGGAGCCACGCTGTTTCCTGCGTTGCGTACGGCTTCCAGCCCCGCGCCCCCTGCGTAGGATTCCAGCGAGACAAGCGCCGCGCTGTCCTCCTGTACCCGGTCAAAGAACGGGCTGGGATATGGATTCCCTTTCTTCCACTTCGTCCCCTGGGTCTCTCCCACGCCGCAGATCAGGAAGTTCAGTACCCGTTCCAATGCCTCCTGTCTCCTCTGAAACTTTAGAATGGGCCAGTCCTCCAGATCCCTTTCTTCGCTTCCGCTCAGGGCCGCTACCGTGCTTATGAGGCTATCCATCCTATAATCCAGCTTCGGCCCCCGCTGCTGGGCAATGTCCCGTTCTGCTTCCAGCAGGTCAGGGTTTGTGTCGTCGCTGAGCAGTTCGATCCCATTCTGCGCCGCCAGGATGGGCCGCAGGCGCTGGAACATCACCGGCGTGATCCGAATCTTTTCTCCCTCTCCGGTCTCCGCCTCCACGGCCAGAAGTTTATCTGGTTGCTCCCGCTCCGCTGCCACGCGGAACAGCTTCACACGCTCCTCCTCGCTCTTCCCCTCTCCCAAGCGCAGAGACAGAGCCAGGAAGAGCAGACTTCGGTAAAACATCCCCGATGGTTCCTCTCCCTGCCTCAGCGCCGTCATATCCATCCGGTAAAAGGCCGAGAGAAGCGGCTGGGACAGATATTCCAGGGGCAGCGACCGCGCCAGAAAAGAGATCGCCGACTTCCCCTGCAGAAAACTCTCATACTCCTGCATCAAAATCGGGTACAGGGTCAAGCCCTCCGTTTTCACAGGCTCGTAAACGCGGATGGCCCGCGCCGTCTTAGCCGAGAGTTCCATCTTCGCTTCCTCCGCTCTCCATCCAGCTGATGCTCATGTGAAGCTCCCGGCCTACGTTGGTTCCCTGGTCGGCAATGGCTTCACTCCCGTTGTCAAAGTGGCTGGGCCGGGAGAACTCCACCACGCCGATACCTGACAGATTCACACCGTGCAGCGCCTCAATGATACACTGCTCAATGTCATACGCCCGGGAGTAGGCGTCCGTTCTCGTGTTGTTCTCCTGGCTGGTATTGCATAAGATCACAAAACTCAGGCCGATGCTTGTCCTCATCTCGCTCACAGGAAGCACACGACCAATGTAGCATTTCACTGTAGTCTGGGCCTCCAGCTGACTTTGCCCCCAATACATCTGGGGATACAGCCGGTAACCCTTGGGGTGACGCACCTTCTCCTCGTCTGTGTTCACTACAGGCTGGTCCCCATCATACAACAGGCTCAGCTTCTGCTGGGGTGACGGCAGCGGATAAGACAAAGGGTTTGCATCGTCATAGTACACATACTTTGCCAACCTCACCCTTGGCCTGCTGTTATCATCTACAGGCTGATACCCTTTCCAGTCCGGCAGGTCAAGCAGATATCGAAGAATCTTGGCGGGAATTTCTTCGGCCCCGCGCAGGGTGTTGAAGCCCGTTTGCACCTTCTCATAGGGGTAATAGGGGCTTTCAAACCCCACCTCACACGCCGCCATCGCTCCGCGCTCCTTCCTCCGTCTCCTGAGCGCAGCCTTCCCCCTTCTCACGCGCCTTTTCTTTCCCTTTATGGTAGGCTTCCAGCTCATCCCGGACCTTCTTCAAGTCCTCCACGCCTTTTTCCCAGGCGTTCGGCCCGGTCTGGCTGTAGGATTCCAGCACATAGAACAGCCGCCCCAGGGGATCGTTCATCACCTGCAGCAGGCCCGCGATCTCCCGGTAAAACCGTTTCTCCAAATCGTGATAGTCCCGCAGCAGGAACGCCGCCGTCTCCCGCGCCCCCGGATCCTTGCTCTTCCACTGGATGAGCTGTCCCAAGGGGTCAGCCCGAGCCCAGCGGTCGTAATCGTCTGCACTCATCAGCTCTGGATCCTCCTCTACACCCTCGAAACTCTCGCCCAGGTAGAACTTCACCAAAACGCCCATCAGGTATCGGGCCGGAAGCTGAGGATTTTCCTTGTACATGGGGGCCAGGGGCAGGTCCATCCCGTTCCCGTGATAGCCCACCTCCAACCGATCAAAGCAGCGACTGGCCGCCTGCTCCACGAACGCTGCCTTCTCCATCACTGGCATATAGGCCCGCAGCTTCGCCGCTTTCTCTTCGTTCAACCGATAAATCTGCATACCCTTCCTCCTTCTCTTCGCTTGTCTTGGTACGCTTTTACTTTCGGACCCGCAGCGGGCAGTCCGCCGCATTGGGTGATGCCTCCCAACGCTTGGTCTGGCCGCAGAAATACTGGTGGGCGCACTGGGTATACCGCTCTCCCTCCAGCTTTTTGCAATGGATGCTCACATCCCCCCGCTTTCTCACTGCGTGGGGGCAGTTCTCAGAAGCCATGTATTCAGATCCCTTCCAGTTGAATTTCCGCTGTGGTCTTTCCTGTTCCAAACGACACTGTGACGGCCAAAGGCTCCACACTCCCGCCCCAGCAGGAAATATGCGCCTCGTTTCCATGGACCACCGCGCTATAGGCACTCAGCTGCGCCCCAGTGAAGTTCCACGTCACCGGCTCCTCGGGCAGCTGAGTGCCGCCCCGGCAGCAGACAGCACGGAGCGTCATACTTTCATAGGCTGACAGTTTTTCCGGTACCGTTCCCAGAAAGACAGCATACTTCTCCTCCGGCGCTGCTTCTGAGATTTCAATCTCAAAGCTCCCGCTATGCTCCGGGTTCTCAGACAAGACAGCTGTCAGGGTGACCCGTCCGGCAGCAAAGGCTGTCACTTCTCCGCTTGCCTCATCCACCTGCGCCATTTCGCTGTCGCTGCTGCCCCATAGGTAGGTGATGGGATGCTCCTCGCTGTTCTCCACCCCCTCCCCACACCGCAGGGACGCGGCCTGATACACCGCATTCTCTCCCACCCGCAGCTGCTTCGGGCCGGAGACATCCACCTCCCACGAGAAGTTCTTTCCTCCCGCTACCTGCCGCGCCATATCGTCGATGGCATCGTTGGGCTCCTCATACCGCAGGGCGAATTCCACCATGTGGATACTTTCTCCGTCCTCCGTAAACTCCCGCAGGAAGTCAGAATATCCCGTAATGTGGTAGGCTCCCGAGCCCAGGATCATGCGGCTGTTTGTGTTCAGTTGGGCGGTTGCCTCGTTGTACTGCATTTTGACGTTGAAATACTGCTTCGTAATCAAAAGCCAGTCCTGGGGGTCTTGGGCAGAAGCCCGGGCAATCTGATCCCGCACCACCATCGGCTCCCCCTTGACGTTTCCGTACCAGTCAAAATAGTGCCACATGGCAGCGCAGCGTTCCGCCACCGCCACCGCACTGACCCCAGAAATGCTTTGCGGGTTGGTCACTAACCAGGTAGAGCCCGCCGTCACGATCTTCGCCCCACGGGGCACATACTGAATCGCCGCACTGGCAAACAGCACCAGCTTGATATTGTCCGACAGGTATGTTGCCGTCGGCGTCAGGTCCGCCATATCCGAAAAGCGGAGCTTCTGCCAGCTCCAGGCCATAAAATCCTCCGGGTCAAGTCCCTGGACTTGGGCCTCAAAATAATCGGCGGCGTACTGGTCATACAACTCACGAAACAGAGCCGTCTCCCCTTCAAAATAGGCAAACTGCCGCCCTGCCGCCTGGGCCGGAGTATTTCCCGGGATCACGATAGGGACATCCGCCACAGCAGATACATTCCTAAGCCTGTCCTCTATCCTCACTGTGTGTTCTTCTCCTGCCATAGCCTTTTCCCCTCATGGCCTCCTGGGGGTCGGGACACGGCCCTGCCGCAGAAGGTTCAGATATTCCACGTTCTGCGCATACGTTGCCATCTGCGCATACACATCATAGCTGTCTGCTGTTCCCCGCTCCGTCATGGCCCGAATCTGGTTCGACTCTGCGCCGGTGCTGAAACTCTTATCCTTGACCTTGGGCTGCATATTCAGCCAGTCCCCGGCGAAGCGTTTCGTCCAGATCAGCTTGATAAACAGGGCCAGGATATGCTTTTCCTCTTCGGAAAGTTCGTAGTCAAACACACCGTCGGTGAAGAAATCCAGACGGAACCGCGTCCCCTCCGGGATGCCCGCTGGAAAACACACGTCCCCCGTCTCCGGGTCATAGCTGGCCTCCGTGTACGGCACCCAAAGGGTTTCCCCCGTCCTTGCGGCTTGGGCCTCCACCACGCTCATCATCTCAAAACCCGTTTGACCTGTCTCCAGCGTGGCCGCTTCGCCTCCCGCCGGGGCCGTCCATGCGGTATCCCAAAACTGAGGGGGTGTATGGGAAAGCCACGCCCGTTCTTCCGGGGGACTGGTAAATCGGGGGATCGCATTTTTCATATACGCACTCATCCGCCGGAAAAACTGCGCCGGATTCTGTGCCGATTCCTGCTGGAGGCGTATGTCGTTGATCTCCAGCATCGCATAGTCCGTGATAACTTCTGACCATGTGGTGCCCATGCAGATTCCTCCTTTATGAAATCAGTGCCGCAACACCTATGGCAAAATATAACTTTGGATATCAAGCACTCTTTTCTACCCTACCAAACGCTCGGTAGTAATACTTCTTTCCTGATTCATTCGCCTGTCTCTTAGCCGAGCTCCCATACCAAGCAATAGATCCTGTACCATACTTTGGGCTTACAGAAATCTGGGTCCAATCAAATGCATAAACCACAGATCCGCTGGAGCCAAACAGATACATTGTATTCTGTTGTGAACTCGAAGTGATGGTCATGCAGCAGCCATCATTAGGGCAATAGAGGAAGATAACGCCAGGAACAAAGGGAAAGTTAATTCTCGTGCTGTTTTCATAGCTTCCGGATCTTCCTGTGCCTGAATATGATCCGCTGGCTACCTGAATATTTCCATCCTTTAGGGATGAAATTTCTGACTGCAAAGAAGCAATCAGGCTATCCTGGGACGTATTCTTGTTTTGCAACTCCACAATGGCGTCGCTGATTGCCTGTAAGGCTGCGGCATCCAGCGCGGGGGCCGCGCCATTCTTCCAGTTGGGGGCAACATATGCCATCAGACGCACCCCCCTTTGGGCATTTCGCCAATCAGGAGGTCAGAACGCCCCCCCCCACTGGTAAATAGTGGTATTTATACACTTTGCCATAGGTCTCTTCCTCAGCCTTCGCCCTCTCCGGCTTCCCGCTTGTTCATCTCCTGCAGGATGCTGGTGAAGGGGTTGGGTGTGATATGGGCCGTTTGGGCCATGTCACGCAGGGCAGTCACACGCTCCCGGGTCACATGGGGGCTTCCCCGGTCAAAGGCTTCCCGGTAACGCTGAGCCACCATCACCTTATGCCCCTCACACAGCTCAGGGTACAGCTCCAACAGCTCGTCCCCAAGCTCCACCATCTTCTCAAACGCCCTCCGATCAAGCAGTTCCCCGTCGTGATAATTCACGCCCAGGGCTTCCCGCTCCTCCTCATCCAAACCGCTGACCACGATCAGCCAGCGTTTGTCCAAAAACAGGCGGTTTTCCGCATCCATTACCCGGGCCAAGTCGCTCTTGGGGACATAGAAGCTTCCCGTTTTGCCCACGATCCGGCCAAACATCCCGCCTTCCCCAAAGGTCTTGATGTTTTCGTTGGCTACCTCTGCCTGCCACAGGAAGCGAACCCGCTCCGTTTCGGCGGATACCTGGACCACGGTCGGGACACTCTGCTTTTGCAGCTGCTCCTTCATGATCTCCATCTGTTCCACGAGGGTTTCATTCTGCCGGCGCAGTTTCTCCATCTCGACAGCAAGATCGCTGTCTTCCAGAGAAATCGTCTCCATCTTGGTTTCCGCCTCTTCCGTGGGAGGCTCCCCTTCCGAACTCTCGCCAAGGGTCATGCCGGCCGCGCCGGTCTCCTCCATAAGCTCCCCTTCGGGAAGCAGATCCGTCTTCTTCTGTCTTGCCATTGGGTCCGCTCCTTTCCATCCTTTGGTTTTATCGTCAGAGGCGGCGGGGGCTTGCCCGCCCTGCGTTCCCTCTGTTTTTAGTATAGCATTCCGTCAAAATGCACCTCGCCGGAGTTGAACCGGCTTCTTCCCGCAGGTGCATAAAGCGGGGGAAAGGGAACTCCCCTCCCCCCGGAAAATTCAGGCCACCGTGAAGTGCGCGATTTTGCCGGCGAACACCGCTACGGAATCCAGCGCCATGGTGAGGTTGAATCCGATCTCGAAATCCGCCGTCTTGGTCGGGTCCATCTCAATGGTAATGGGTGTGTCGCGGTTGAAGGCCATCGTCAGAGGCTTCAGTCCGTTCCCCGCCATCATCCAGATATCCGTCTGGCTGGTGATCAGGTCAACCGTGGTGTTCTGGGTGCCCGGTACCACAGCATCCATGAAGGGAATCAGGCGAACACTCATGAACTCGCCCAGGTAGCCGCTGCGGGTATAGTCTGCGCCCAGCAGCGTGGCGATGGCTGCATCCATATTCACGTTGGTGCTGCCGGTCACGTTGGTGGGAAGCACCTTGCTCAGCGGCACGGCCGCCCCCGTGGCGAACACGTTGCTGATAATCGTGCCGTTCAGTGCCGCCACCTTGGCAGATGCCGCAACCCAGTTGGGGGTGTTGAAGGTGTAGTTCAAGCCGGCAGGAATCAGGCTGGTGTCAGCAGTGGCCGTAACCATCGCCTGATTGAACATCCCCATGGTCTTGGCATACATACCGGCGGCAATGTTGGCGAAGAACCGTCCGAAGTCCATGCCGTTACCCACCAGCTGGGTCCACTTTGCCGTGATCCACGCACTCTTCGGAGAGGGATTCAGCGTGTAAGACGCATCATAGAAGCGATTGCGGGGCACCGACCGAGAAGCGCCCCAGGAGGAATCCTGGAACACAGGAATGTCGTTGGAGCCTACCTGCACCGTGTAGGTCTCCCCGAAGCCGACCTCTACCACCTCAGCAAACAGGCTCACCGCCTCAGAGTACACAGACGGCAGGATCGGCGTGATGATCTCTACATAGATGCCCTGGAGAATCCGGTAGAAGTCAGGGTTTCCGTAGTAGTTCTGGGACTGACGCTTGAATGCCTCAAAATCCTCCGGGGCCTGCTGACCTGTAAAGTCGCACAGACGCTTCGCCGCATAGAGCAGATGGCCCTGGCGGAACTTCTCGTTGGTTTCCCGGTATGCCTGAGCCGTCAGCGGCAAACGGTCGCCAATGACATCCATGCCCTTGGCCTTATCCAGCATCCGCTTACCCTGCTCCGCATAAGAGAAGTTCAGCAGACGGCCCAAGGCAACCAGGTTCGCCCTCTCGCTGGTCTTGTCCTGGGTGTCGCACGCCCGCACAGAAAATACACTCTGAGGAATGCTGTTCAAGGAAAGTTTCATTCTGTCTTCCTCCTCTCTCAGTTGCCGGCAGCGTTGACTTTGCACGCCACCACGTCCACATAACCGAATGCCTGACGGGTACCTACCGTGAAGCTGCCGGTACCCCGGAGCTTGAAGTAAATGGCCCCGGCAGCCGTCGGAGCAGCGGCGGCAGGCACCAGAAGCCCATCCGCAATCGTGAAGAACGTATTACTCCCCACTTCCGCAGAGAAGTTGCCCTCACCAAAGCGGTACACATGAACGCCGTCAAACACGATCTGCGTGAAAGTCCCGTCCCGGCCCTTGGGGATGGGCAGACCCAGGGTCTCCACCCCGACGGCATAGGCGTTGCCTGTCACGGGGTCCTGAAGCAGGTTCCAGTCATAGGTGTTGCTGGCATAAATCACTTCGTTGGCATTCACCGTTGATGCCGCAGCCGTCATATACCAAGCATTTTCGTTCTTCACAGAGGCAGGAAAACCAGCACAAGGAAGCTGATCCCCTCTCACGCACAGCATCCCGGCCGAACACACGTCATCCGTCTCATCCGTCTGGAATCGGCCCGTCACATTCACAAGCTCGTTGAACTCGTTGTTCGTGATCCGCGCCTCAAAAGCAGTTTTTTCAATATAGGCCATCTTGAATTGTCCCTCCCTTTTCCTTACTCGTTGGTGATTCCGTTTCTGGCCAGCAGTCCGGCAATCCCGCCATCATCCTCACCGCTGCCGGCGCTGCTGCGCCGCAGATGATCCCAGATGTAGGTGTTCTTCTCCGCCAGCTTCTGCGCCTTCGCTTTCTTGATGCAGAGTTCCCCGTGAATCGCCAGGAGGTCTTTCTTGGCCTGGTCTGCGCCGCAGAACTTGCCCTCGCTGTCCTCCAGCTGCGCATAGTTTTCCGCTTTATCCGACAGCTCTTTGACCTTTTCCGCCAGCTCGGAGACATCCGCGCCAGTGTTTTCCCTGATTTCCTCCAGAGTGCGTGTGAGCACATCCTTGACGCTGTCCACCCGGCGCTGCTGTTCGGCCTGCTTCATGGCCTCCACGGCGGCGTTGGCCTCCTCCAGCTGCTTGTTCAGGTTCTCAATGGTCTTTGCCTGATCCCGAACGCTGTTGGTCACATGGTCCAGAATGTCGTCCATGTCCAGGCTCAGGCCCTCTTCGCCGTCCTCAGCCGCGGTGCGGACACTCAGCTCCGTGGGCTTGATCTTGGCCTGGATAACTTCGCCCTGGTCCTCTTCCCCGAAGGTGTAGCCGTAGGCCCCGCCCCCCTGGTCCAAAAGAATGACACGCCGTCCGTCCTTGGACACAGCAAGGACCTTATAGCCCTCAAACTTAGCAGCCAGCTGTTCCATGGCTTTCTTGTTCATCTTTGCGCTCCCTCCTCTTCCGTTCTTTTGGTTGCCGTTGTTTCTCGCATACGAGGCTGCCCGGACCTTCAATTCCTCAAAGCTCCCGCCCTCCTGCATTGCTACGATCCGGGCGTCTTTCACTGCAGGGGCAACGTGGTCCCCCAGGATGGTGGTGCCCAGAGGAATCCACCGGTCCTCCACTTCCTCGCCCTCTTCGCCTATGTGGAACTCCTGGACCAGGGCTTCGATGCTCACCGACATGGTCCGTCCCTGCGCAGCATCCGCCGTGATCTTGTCCACCAGCTCCGGCGCGTAGAAGTTCCAGAGTGTTCCCCGGGCGACCACCCAAGTCACGCCGCCTTTCTCTTCCAGCCGGATATCGCCGGGATCATCCGACAGAGATCCCACGATCCGCTCCGCCGTGTCCGCCGTGAAGGACGGACGGTTCTTCCCCGTCTTGGGGTCCCGGCGCAGCTCAAAGTTATGGCCGTCTCCGATGCCCGCTCCCTTGTGGATGTAGGCGATGAGGATCGGCGTCCCAGCAAAGAGGGCCCGATGCTCCTCCAGGTTGACGAACCGCCAGTTATTTCGGTTGACCAGGTCGTTGAGTACCCAGAGCTCCACGTCGGAGAGAAAGGCGTTCTGTCTGCGCAGAACTTTCAGCTCTCCCGTCTGTACCACACGAATGGGGTCCAGCAGAGGCTTCGTTTTCACTGCTTTCATCGCACTTCCCCTCTCATTCCGCCGTATCCGGTCCTGCATCGAAGAAGTCCCTCATCCATTTCTCGAAGGATACCTTGCTTCCCGCCGAATCCTCCCAAAGCCTTGCCGCTTCCAGCCAGCGGGTCATATCCCCGCTGACCTCCATCTGCAGGTTTTCTGCCTCCCGGCCCAGGGGATAAAGACGGTTGGCGTCCGCCGCCAAGATGAACTCTCCCAGGGCTGTAATGACCCGCTCCATGCAGTCCAGCATGATCTCGAAGGCTCTGCTCAGGTCCGGCTTTTCGTCCAGCTCCGGCGTTCCAGGAAACTCCTGGATAAAATGACGCTGGTGCAGTATCTCACCGAATTGGTCCCAGAGCTCCCCGTAGGTATGGGCCTGCTTGTGGATGCACAGTGCCGTCATAGGCATCCCTTCCAAAATGAGGACCGATTCTTTGCAGCTGTCCATAAAGCGCATGGCTCTCTCCATGGCGTCTGTCACAGCCCGGGAAGGTTCCCGCAGCATGGGCCAGCGCTGAAAGCCGTAGTTTTCACTTACACTCACGTCCTCATCACCTCCTCCCTTGATTTCTTGATATAAAAAACTGGGCTAAACCCATCTCCATCTCTGGAAATAGATTCAGCCCAGCTTGGCTCTTCCCGCCGCCTGCTTGCGGTGAGGATTACTTATTCACTTTCAGCCCTCATTATAGCATAAATCCAGCATTTGTCAAATGCTAATGTCTATCTTTTCGATATATTATCCAAGCTTCTCATGCGGTTGGATGTTTAAGTTTGTTCTTGGGTGATGGGTGCGCTGTTCAGAGGGGTATGGAGAACATGGGAGCGGAAAGAAGAGCTAGTAGGTATACCGTGCCCAAAAAGGGGGTCCAAACTGCAAACCAGGGGGGTGCTTGCGGCAAAAGCACTCCCCCGCCTCCCTGTTTTACCCTTTATTT